TGGTAATTAGCTCATTTGGTTAGAGCATCTCGCTGATACCGAGAAGGTGGCAGGTTCGAATCCCGCATTACCAACAAATAAGGTAATAGTTCCCAGAGTTGATGTGGCCACATCCGGACTCAAAAAAAGTAAAGTTACAGATGGATGCGTAACGCCTTATTAATTACGGGTATGGTGCAATGGTAGCATACGGGTCTCCAAAACCTTTGATGGAAGTTCGAATCTTTCTATCCGTGCTAATAGTTCTATGGTGTAACGGATAGCACCCTTCACTACGGATGAAGAAGTTTGGGTTCGAATCCTAATAGAACTACATAATGGTCAGTTTGGTCGTGGAGGCCGGTGGGTCTGCAAAACTTACGGAGTTGGTTCGATTCCAACATTGACCTCAACCGGTGAAGGATATTGGATATATCGCCCGACGTGGAGTTGGGAAAGTGGTTCGATTCCACAAACTGCATGGCTTAGTGGAAAAGAGTTATCTCTCATAAGGATGACCAAATGAGTTCGAACCTCATACATGCAACAATGTATATTATACTATACAAAAACCTGGTATTTAGGGGTAAATGTATAATATATTATACGAAATATGGTGTTTATAGTGTTAATGGTTAGCACGTCAGTTTGTGGTACTGATAGTATGGGTTCGAATCCCATTAATCACCCCAATAGAGAGTTACCCAAGTTGGTGAAGGGGCCTGTTTGCTAAACAGGTAGGATGTTAAAGTCGCAAGGGTTCGAGCCCCTTACTCTCTACTTAAAATTGCCCGTATGGCGGAATTGGAATACGCAGTGGCTTTAGACACCACACAATTGAAGGTTCGAGTCCTTCTATGGGTACAAAATTTATAACTATGGTTTACAAAAAACTAACAGGTGAAAGTGTAGAATTGGAAGAATATATTACAAATTATATAGATATGTATGATGATGTTGATATACTTATTGGATGTGATTCACAAAATCGTGCTGATAAAACGACATACGCCGTAGTAGTTGCTTTGTATCATAGAGGTAAAGGAGCACACGTATTATTCAGAAGATGGCAAACTAAAAAAGAATGGACTCGTTCTACTCGTTTGTTAAATGAAGTATGGTACGCTATTGAAACGGCAGAGATGATGAAGGAAGCAGGTATTCCGAAACCTCGTTGGATTGATGTGGATTTGAACCCAGACCCTAGATATAAATCTAACGAAGTATTCAGACAGGCGGTTGGTATGGTTGAAGGTATGGGATATGAAGTTAGATATAAAACATTAGGTCCAATCGCAACATATGCGGCTGACCATTTAGTAAAAATGTAAAAAAATATTAGGAAATTTGAAAAACTTTCTGTATATTTGTATAAGTTCTTTGATAGATAGGTATTTAAAAAGCAAACGCTCCGTTCGTCTAATTGGTTAGGACACTCCCCTTTCACGGGAGAGCTTACGGGTTCGAGCCCCGTACGGAGTACAAAAGATTAATGTAAATCGCCTATGTGGGTGAAACTAATTCCTCGTTTGGGGAAAAGAAGATGTGATTTCTTTAATAGGTGTAGTTAATCTTTAATTGCCTCCGTAGCTCATTTGGTAGAGCAGCTGATTTGTAATCAGCAGGTGGTTGGTTCGAGCCCGACCGGAGGCTCAATGGGATGTTAGTAGAGTTGGTTACAATGTCGCCCTGTCACGGCGAAGGTCACGGGTTCGAGTCCCGTACATCCCGCATATGGTTCGGTAGCTCAGTTGGATAGAGCAACTGCCTTCTAAGCAGTAGGTCATAGGTTCGAATCCTATCCGAATCACTAACAAAAGAAAAGCGTATGAGCATATTAATCAGAACTTTATTTTGTATCTTTGTAATGATGCCAGCAAGTGTTAGTAAATTTGATGGTAGAAAGTTTGAGGTTGAAAAGGAAAAAGAGGAAGTTGTTGTAAAGAAACAAAATGCACTTATAGTAACGGCAACAACCTATACTGTAAGTGAATCAGAAACCGATAGTTCACCAACCATAACGGCTAGTGGATTTAGGTTAAGTAAAACAAATCCTAAAAAGCACAGGGTAATAGCTGTGAGTAGAGATTTAAAAAAGAAACTTAGATTTGGAGATAAGGTAAGAGTTACCGGAATTGGAAAACTAAGTGGTGTATATGTAGTTAGAGATTTGATGCATAGTAGGTGGAGAAAGAAAATTGATATTTTAATCAATCCGAAAGATAAACAAACTAAGTTTCATAAAGTTAAACTTTACATATTATAAGTTGCCTCGGTGGTGTAATGGTAGCCACGAAGGACTTAAAATCCTTTGAACCGAAAGGTTCGTGCCAGTTCGAGTCTGGCCCGAGGTACAATGTAATGATTCGAAAGAATAGCGGAACAGATGCTAAGAATGAAATGGAAACTTTTGAAACTCGTACAAAGGAGTGGATTCGAAACAAACCGCACAGACATTACATTAATGGGGATATAGCTCAGTTGGCTAGAGCATCTGCCTTGCACGTAGAGGGTCGTGGGTTCGAATCCCTCTATCTCCACTATCGTTGAAATAAACGATATTAGATTTTATCGTTAGATTAAACGATAATTGGACTTGTAGCTCAGTCGGTTAGAGCGCCGCACTCATAATGCGTAGGTCATAGGTTCGAGCCCTATCTGGTCCACCATAGTTAGAATAGTTTATCTTTTTTAAGTATTCTAATATTTATATAAAAGAAAAAAACTATGAAAGGTAATTGTATAAATTGTGACAAAGAGTTTGATTATATGCCATCTCAAAAAAATGGTAAGTATTGTTCAAACAAATGTCAGGGTGAGTACTCTGTAAAACAAAGATTTGTAAAGGGTAGTGTTTGGCATCATAATATGGCAATCTATCTTAAACGAATTAGAGGAAATAAATGTGAGGATTGTGGAATCACAGAGTGGTTGGGACATGAAATTAGTATGCATGTAGACCATATTGATGGTGATAGAACAAATAATACTTATGATAATTTAAGAATACTTTGTCCTAATTGCCATTCACAAACTCCAACATTCGCTAGTAGAAATGTTTCAGCCGAAGGTAAAAAGAAAATGGCTGAATCCGCTAGAAAGAATGGTAGGGGTCACAAGCGAAAGTAGCTCATTTGGTAGAGCATCACCTTGCCAAGGTGAGGGTAGCCGGTTCGAGCCCGGTCTTTCGCTCAAATGGGCTTTAGTGGGAAGCCGCAAGAACGATAGATGTTGTTCATCCACTAAATGCGAGTATAGCACAATGGTTAGTGTTCCGGCCTTCCAAGTCGGAGATTTCGGTTCGAGTCCGAATACTCGCTCAACTCAAGTACCCATACCGCCAACGATGGGCTAAGTTAGATACAATTCCGTATTGCGGGGAGTAGAATGCTTGAGAATTTTGCCTGATGGTGTAGCGGTAGCACAACTGTTTTTGGTGCAGTTAGGGTAGGTTCGAATCCTGCTCGGGTAACAACAAAAAACCTCACAATTATTTGGCAATGTGGGGTTTTTTTCGTATATTTACGGAGTAAAATGTAAGTTATGATAAACAATTTAAAGTTAATAAAGCCGTTACTAAACTTCGAAACGAAGGGTGACTTCTATATGCTATATGTTTTTAAACGTAAGAAGGACCAGCCTGAAGGTGAAAGGGATAATCATCAATCGGTAAGAACTATTAAAACTTATTGTATTGAGAGTATTGACCATTTAGAACGTAGATGGGATGAAGTAATTCAGATGTGTGAGATGTTTAAAGCAAGAGCATATATACACATTCAGAAACAAAATCATTTTGATGTAAGTTTGAATATGATGGTTACTCTCGCACAACGAATACAAGATGGTAACACAAATCAAAAAGGTTTATTCGATTCAGTAGTTGGTCAAATCAAAACGCAAGAGAAGAGATGGATTATTGATGTAGATGATATAAAAGATGCAAGTCCAATTATGATGGCGTATATTGATAATGAATGTAAACCATACGGTTCTAAAATTGAATCAATAATTCCAACAAAAAGTGGTCATCATTTGATTACTAAGAAATTTGATGTAATGGAATTTAAAAAAAAATATCCAAACATCGATATTCAGAAAAAGAATCCAACATTATTATATTATCCAAATTCATTGGATTTAGAAAATAATAATTTGGAAACTATTAAAAAATTAAGAGATACTTTAAAAGAAGAATAATGAAAGTAATATTTTTAGACCACGATGGTGTTATATGTTTATCCACAGAGTGGGGAGGTAGATTTAAGAAACAAAGAGAAGCAGGACGTAAACTAAGTCAATCAGTTGGTTCATTGCCAGTTCTTTCTCGATTTGATAATTTTAATAAGAAAGCAATCAATATACTAAATGAAATATTGGAAGAAACTAACGCTGAAATTGTTATCTCATCTGATTGGAAACGATGGGCAAGTGTTGAGGAGATGGGTGAATATTATGAATCACAGGGAATCAAAAAGAAACCAATCGCCTTTACGAAAAACTTAGGTGATTGTGATGTACCCGAAAACTTCATATGGTCACGACAATGGGATTTAGAACAATCTCGCTCATTGGAGATACTTCAATATCTTAGAGATAACAATGATATAACACATTGGGTTTCTATTGATGATTTGGATATGGGTAAGAATGGTGAGGATTGGAAAAACTGGGGGTTAGATAACTTCGTATTAACGCCTAAAAGTAGAGAAGGTATTAAACAAAGTGGAATAAAAGAAAAGATTATAGAATTCTTAAAATAAGAGTTATGAAAATAGTATTAGAAAAAGGACAGAAGTTATGGTTTACAAGTGATACACACTACAACCATGCTAATATTTGTTCCGCTACAACAAAGTGGACAGACCCGGTGACTTGTAGAGAATTCAAAACATTAGAACATATGAACGCTCACCTCGTTGGTAACATCAACGAAATGGTCGGACAGGATGATATTCTATTTCACTTAGGTGATTGGAGTTTTGGTGGATTTGAAAGTATCGAACAATTCAGAAATCAAATTGTTTGTAAAAACATTCACATCATTACAGGCAACCACGACCATCACATTGAAAACAACAGAGAAGGTTGTCAATCGCTTTTTGCTTCGGTAAACAAATACCTAAACTTAAATGTGAAATTTCCAAATGGAAGTGGTGGATATGATGATATACGATTTGCTCTAATGCACTTTCCAATAGCAAGTTGGGATAATATGGCGAGAGGCGCTATCCATTTGCATGGGCACGTTCACTTTGAACCTAGGTTACGAATTGGTGCTGGAAAAATGATGGATGTGGGTGTGGATGGAAACGGATTGTACCCAATTCAAATGAGTGAAGTATTGAGATTAATGAGAAACCAACCAATCAAAAGTATGTTCATATTTGACCATCACGAGATTGTGGAGAATTATAAGTAAAATGAAAAAGTGGATTTGTAAAATAATAGGTCACAAATACTCATATAATTTTGGGTGGATGCCCAATAAGTGTATATGTAATAGGTGTGGTATGAAATGGAAAAGCATTAGTAACCCATATTACATACCGGGTGAATCAAATCCATTAATAACCGATATGCATATTTGGATAGAAGATAAATAATAAATTATGATACCAAAAATATTAACATTAGTAAGAGGGTTGCCAGGAAGTGGTAAAACGACATTCGCAAATACTATCACAAATGAATTTTCAGTATGTGAAGCTGATAAGTTTTTCTATGATAAGGAGGGAAACTATAACTTTGATAGTAATAAATTAACTGCTGCACATAAATGGTGTAGAGATGAGGTAGAAATGCGAATGAAAGATAATCAACTTAATGAACAATTCTATCCGCATATTGTAGTATCCAATACATTCACCAAACGATGGGAAATGGATACATATTTTGGATTAGCAAAGCAATATGGATATAGAGTTCATTCAATCATTGTTGAAAATAGACACGATGGTGATAATGTACATAATGTGCCAGAAGAAAAAATAAAACAAATGGCTAATAGATTTGAAATTCAATTATAAAAGAAATGGAAAATAATAATTCAGTTTGCTATGTAGCAACAATTAATGAAATCAAACCAATTGAAGGAGCTGATAACATTGAGTTAGCAGTAGTTGGTGGTTGGAATTGTATCACTAAAAAAGGTGAGCAAAAAATAGGTGATGAAGTTATCATCGCTACAACCGATGCCGTAATTCCGGAATCATTATCGGATGAGATGGGAGTTACTAGCTATCTTCGTAAAGGTGGTAGAGTTAGGACTGTGAAATTAAGAGGTGTATATTCAGAATGTTTAATCATTCCAAATAAATTCTTACATGGTAGAAGTACTATCGGAGATTGGGATTTGAAAGAAGGTAGTGATTGTATGCATATTTTTGGTATTGTTAAATTTGAACCACCCGTAAAAATGGTTCAATTGGCAAGTGGTAAGAAAATCAGATACCAAGATAATCCAAACTTTCACGTATATTATAAGTTTCCAAACTTAAAGAATGTACCTGGAATGTTTACTGAAGAAGATACGGTTGAAATCACTCGTAAAATTCACGGAACAAATGCCAGATATGGTATTGTTAGGAAACTTAAATTATCAGTTTGGCATAATATTAAGAAGTTCTTTGGATTTGGTAACAAATGGGATGAGTTCGAATTCGTAGTTGGTTCGCATAATGTTGAGAAAGGTTCAGATTCTAATGGATTCTACGATACAAACGTATGGTATGAAATCGATAAGAAATATGGTATCAAACAAAAGTTATGGGATTATGTTAAGAATGAAGATATGGATGTAGTTATCGGAGATGGTATCACTTTATATGGTGAGATTTACGGAGCTGGAATCCAAAAGGGATACGATTATGGGTTGAGTGAGATTGAGTTCGTAGGATTCGATGTAAAGGAGGATGGTGAGTATTTAGACCCAATCAACTCTAAACTTTTAATCAAAGATATTTTGGAATTACCATATGTAGAGATTTTACACTTTGGTAGGTGGTCACAAGAAGTACAAGATAAGTATGTATTCAATAATTTCATTGAAGGTACTAAAGTGCCGGAGGAGGGTATTGTAATCAAACACCAATCTAAAGGTAGAGAGAAGATAGCAAAGGTAATAAATCCTGATTATTTAATTTTCGCTGAAAAACACAATGTTGGCGATTCTCATTAAAATAAATTTGGAAAATCCAAATTAATATAGTATATTTGAAAAACAAAACGATAAAACTTAAAGATATGAACGTAAAGCAGGCCTTAAAGGCAAAAAACAAATTGGTTGCAGATTTGAAAGCTCAATATGAGATTTTGAAAAAGTATAATTCAATAGAAGAAGGAAATCCTCGTAGATATTCAATGGCAGAAGCATTGGATAAGGTTACTGAATTGACAAATGAGTTGGTTCAATTGAAAGCCGAATTGCATAGAGCAAACCAACCGGTGTATGATAAAATCTTCGCATTGGCTGAATTGAAAGGTTTGGTAAAGGAATTAAAGAAAGTTCCAACGGATGAAGGAAAGCAAGACTCCCGATATGGAAGTGTTGTTTCAGTAAAAGAAGTAGAATTATCAATTGTAGATATCCAAAAAAAAGTGGATATTCTAAATGTAAAAATTGAGCAGTTGCAAGATGAATTGGATGTTCATAACGCAACAACTCAAATCTAAAAATATTGAGTGAGTGGGGTTTGAAACCATTTATTTAGTTTATTCTTACAATTCTACTATGACACCAAATAGCGGATGAACGAATAAGATAATGAATAATTAACAAACTTCAAAAATATTAGGGTCTCTTGTCGCGTGATATCAATAAATTCAAACCTCGCTGAACCTGGATAACCTTTATATTTGGAATCATTCCCCATAAACTCATTTTTATTAAAAGTAAAATTAAAAGTTATGTTTTGGACTTATTACGCAATTTGCGTTATCTATTGTTTCTATCAACTATTCACAAAATATCAAAATAGATATAATGAAGGTATGATTGGATTATCACCTGGCTTAGATTCTATTATGGTGGTGATGATGGCTTGGGTATTAGCGCCTATCGATGTATCCCTAACTTGGATTCGTTGGTATAAAGAAGCTGAAGAAGCTCGTAGAAGAAATGATAAAAAAATATTATAATATATACATATAGTTGTATATAACGGAAGGATGGCAGAGTTGGTCTATCGCGCTTGACTTGAAATCAAGTGTACTGAAAGGTACCGTGGGTTCGAATCCTACTCCTTCCGCAAAAATAAATTGTAGTGTGTTGGAAAATGATTTGTACGTGTGCAAATCTGGCAGACAAGCCCTCCTGTCTCGGGGGTGATGAGTACGAAATAGGTTAGTAATATGGGGTAGACCACCAAGCCGGCCGGCGGATGTTACTAACTGAATCGCATCGTGGATGGTTCGAATCCTCCCATTACAGCTAAATCTTTATCTTATCATCATTATGGGACGCCGCTCACCGAATAGCCGGAAATCTTTAGTAGCTGTATTTATAGCTAATATTTTAACTAAATCAATTTTTAATAAGAAAAAAAAATATCCTACTTACAATAAAGTAGATACTTTTCTAAATTGGGAAGAAGATGCTCATAAACGAGCGGCAGCAGGTAGAGATGGATGGGATGAAGATTGGTATCCACATGAAACGTTATAAATATAATATATGGAAGTTGAACAATTTACAATCATTAAAAACTTATTGGAAGAGATTAGAGATGCTATAAAAGAGCAACAATCCAATCAGCAACCAACGACTAAGATTACAGTGGTTGGTAATAAACCACAAACTAATTCACCAATTAAAGCAAAAGGATTCAATCCAACTGAAGATTTTGAGTTTTAATTTATATTTATACCAAAGATAATATACAAATGATAAAAGCAGGAAGATACGATTTAAACGAAGCATCGTTAGGTAGAATATATCAGCACGTTGTTTCTAATCCTAAAATGAAAAATTGGGGAGTCGTAACAGCAAGTAGAGGTGAATTAACATCTGCTGAAAATAAGCAACGAAACAAAGAATTAGAAGCTGATTTGCGTAAAATGGGATATGGATTTGTTCACGTAGATGGTATGTGGCAAGAATGTAGAAAGCCTGATACCGAATATAAGGATTGTCCGGATGATATGAAAGTTCCAACGCAAGAGAAATCGTTATTCATACCTAATATATCAAAAGAAGATGTTCAATCATTGGGTAAGAAGTATGAGCAAGATAGTGTATTATTTGCAGATGAAGAAACTAAAGCAAAAGGTGAGGCAACATTCATCGATTCAAAATCAGGTGAAGCATTTAATATTGGAAAGTTCTCACCTGGAAAAGTAGCACAAGGATATAGTAAATTGAAAGGTGGGCAAGTATTTACATTTGAACCAAAAGATGAACCACAAAAAGTTGATGAACCAAAAGTTCAAACAAAAGCTGAGCCGGGTTCTCAAAAGATGGTAGCAAATCCGACACAATTGAAATCACTTTTACCAAAAGGTATAGCTGATAAGATGGTTAAGAACCCTGAAACGGGCAAAATGATTAAAGTAAAATCCGCTTTGAAGTATGATAAAGAATCGCCAGTATATAAAGCAACTGTTGCTATGGTTAAACAGGCTTCAAAAAAGTAGTATTTCATAACTAATTGATAATCAAAGACTTACATATGTAGGTCTTTTTTTATGCCTAATGTGTTGATAATCAATACATTAAAAAATATTTTAATAAATGTTTGGCAATACCGATTATTTTTCGTATATTGTATAACAATTGAGAGTTAAACTATAAAAATGAGTAATATGAGTTATCTATCCAAATTTAGTTCCAACAAAAAATCTAAAGTATCATCCGCATCATCCTTTTGGGCTGATGAATGGAGTAACTATGATGACGAAATGTTTACCGAATCTTACTATGATGCTGAAACGGATTCATTTCAAACAAAAAAGTTATCATCTTCACAATCATCGACTGTGGAAATGTTAAGGTTATCGGCTCACCGAAGAGCAATTGGTAACTTTGTTAATATCTTAACCAACAAAAATATCCCTGTTAAGTTTTACAAAAAAGGTGATTCTTATACTGATGGTAAATCGGTAGTATTATCAGCCGAAGTTAAGCCAGAGAAATTTGATGTGGCGGTTGGATTAGCATTGCACGAAGCATCTCACATTAATTTAACAAATTTCGATACCTTTAGTAATTATTCAGTTCCTCAAAGTTTGAGAGAATTGTTTGAAGTAAAGGGAGTTTACAATGGGGAGGTTTGGCAGTTAATTAAGAACCTTACCAATTGGATTGAAGATAGACGTATTGACCAATACATCTTCAATACTTGTCCAGGTTATAGAGATTACTATCGTGCTTTATACGATGAATACTTTAATGATAAAGTAATTGATAAGGGTATTGTTTCCGATGAATTTACTGATGAAACAATTGATTCATATATGTTCCGTGTTATCAATCTTACAAACCCTAACACTGTTTTAAACAAACTTAAAGGTTTGGCTAAGATTTATTCATTGGTTGAACTTAAAAACATTAGTAGATTAAAATCAACTTATGATAGTTTATTGGTAGCTGAGCAAATCGCTGAAATCATTGGTTTAGCAATTGACCCGCTTCCACAATCACAACCAAAACCACAAGATGGTGGACAAGGTGAGCAAGATAAAGATGGTGAACCACAACAAACCGAAGGTAGTGGTGGTGAAGGTGGTGAAAGTGAGCAAAATGAGATTGACAATGATGCTTCAGATGATGAACAATCTCCTTCAACAGGCGGTGGTTCTATGAAAAATCAACCAAATATGAATGGTAGTGAATCGGATGAAGATAGTAATTCTGAAGCTGATGGTGATAAAGATGATGCCAATGGTAAAGCTAAAGAAACATTATCTGATAATGTTAAGAAGCAACTTGACAAAAAGATTCAGAATCAGAAAGACTTTATCAATAACCAAATCAAAAAGAAAGCAATTACTAAGAAAGATAATCAGTTGCTTGATTCTGTTGAAAAAAGTGGTACTGAAATGGTTAGTGTGGGTGGAGAAGTTCAAACTAATGGTGTGTTCCTTAAAGGTACACAATGTATTGTATCAAAACGTATGACCGAAGAGTTGATGAAAGATTACGCTTTCCCATTCGCTGATTGGAGTACATATGGTGGCGAAGGTAAGTTCTACTCATACAATGAGGCAACTTTAAGAAAGGGTATTCAATTGGGTACGTTGTTAGGTAAACGTTTGGCAATTCGTAGTGAAGAGCGTGTTACTGATAATCCCCGCCAAAAGAGTGGTAAGATTGACCGTAGATTGATTGCCGGACTTGGTTATGATTATGTAAATGTATTCAGTACTAAGGATGTAGATAAATTTAAGAAAGCTAACTTACATATCAGTTTAGATGGTAGTGGTTCTATGAGTGGTGGTACTTGGGATAAGGCACTTACAACTACAATCGCTATTTGTAAAGCAGCATCGATGGTTTCTAACTTAGATGTTCAGGTTACAATTAGAGGTATATGGGGTACGAAAGCTTACATCTGCCAGGCATATGATAGTAGAGTTGATAAGTTTGATAAAGTGAAACGTTTGTTCCCTGCACTTAGAGCTAATGGTACAACGCCTGAAGGTTTATGTTACGAAGCAACTATGAAATACTTTGTTCCTACTACCAAAGATGTGGATTCATACTTCTTAAACATATGTGATGGTGAGCCAAACTTTAGTGAAGATGGTACTAACTATTATGGTGATGTTGCCGTACTACATACTCGTAAGATGGTTAAGAAAATTAAAGAGCAGGGTGTTAGAGTGATGGCTTATTTCGTATCTGATTACGACTCCGACTCATCAAAACGTAAATTCAAAACGATGTATGGTGAAGATAGCCGTTTTATTAACATTAACGATATCATGCCAATCACTAAGACTTTGAATGAATTATTCCTTACTAAGTAGTAAAAAACAATGGGTTCATAACGTGTTGATAATCAATAAGTTATGACCCATTGATTATCAATGAGTTACACATCTAAACTATACTAATATGAAGAATGGAATACTGACCTTATTGGGTAATTATAATCGATTCCTGCCGGGTTTATGTGAGAATTTGACCCCTTATTTATGGTATATTTCTGAAATATTTTTAAAATAATTGATAATATATTTGGCAATACCGATTATATTTCGTATATTTACTATGTAATAACAATGAGAGTTATTATTAATCCTTTAAAAAAATAGAGTTATGAGAAATTCAAAAAAAGAAGTGTTAGTAGGTTACACTAATGAAATCTACAAAGTTGAGAATGTTGGTAATCGTTTTAACTTAGTTAATACGGCCGGTGAAGTAGAAACCGATTCTACAATCGTTTCATCTTTCCTTAGAAAGAAAGCAAACAAAAGTGGTTCAGCTATCCGTTCCCACATCAATAAAAACGGACAGAAATCGTTTCGTATGGTTGATATGAATCAATATACGGAAATGTTGGTTAAACCAATCAACACCGCAATCGCTGAGACTGTGGTTGAAAATCCAACCGACCATACGGCAGTTATCGATTTTATCCACAAAGATGGTATCTCCCTTAAACCTAAGAATCTTATTATGACTGAATTGAAGTGGAAATACTTACTTCGTTCAGCAGTTAGAGCAAAAAATATTATGATGACTGGACCTGCAGGTAGTGGTAAAACTATGGCAGCTAAAGCATTAGTTGAAGCTCTTAATCGCCCGTTCTTCTACTTTAACTTAGGAGCAACGCAAGACCCCAGAGCATCACTTATTGGTAATACTCACTTCAGTAAAGCTGATGGTACTTACTTCAACGAATCAGCATTCGTTAAAGCTATTAAGACTCCGTATTCAGTTATCTTATTGGATGAGTTATCCCGTTCACATCCCGAAGCATGGAATATCTTAATGACTGTGTTAGACCAAACCCAACGTTACTTACGTTTGGATGAGGCTGTTGATTCACCAATCGTTAAAGTAGCCGAAGGTGTTACCTTTATCGCTACCGCTAACATCGGTAATGAATTTACATCGACACGTGTTCTTGACCGTGCATTGGTTGACCGTTTCGTAACGATTGAGGTTGATGTGTTGAACGCTGAGCAAGAGCTTGAATTACTTACTATGTTGTATCCCGATACAAACGCTGAGGACTTAAGAGCAATTGCCGAAATCACTCATCACACTCGTGAGCAAATCAAATCCGATGTGGGTAAAATTAGCACAGCAGTATCGACTCGTACTTCGGTAGAGATGGCTGGATTGATTTACGATGGGTTCAACTTAATCGAAGCAGCTGAAGTTGCTATCTTCCCAATGTATTCGCAAGATGGTGGTATGGATTCAGAACGTACTTACATCAAACAATTAGTTCAAAAGTATGTAAGAGCTGAAGATAATTCAGGCTTATATGATAACGTTGTGGAAGAACCACAAAAGGATGAAATTGTTTGGTAAAAATATAAGGGGTGGTATTACTCATAACTCATACTCATAACTCTCCCACCCCGGTTGCATAGACCCCACTTTTAGTGGGGTTCTATGTTTTTTTGAGTATAAAAATTTAATAACATTTAAAAATATAAATTATGCCGTATTTTGAAACAAACCCAGATGAAATTGAAGTTGATGTTAATGACTTTTTATCAGCATGTTCGAATAGTGAAATTAAAGATTTAGTTCAAGCCCTTAAAGAAGATGGGCATTTAGATGAGAGTGATGATGCTAACGATTTTGATATCTCTGTTCGTAAATTATTAGGTAATAGTTGGAGATTATCCAAAGAAGATGAGCAAACAATTTTAAACATAACCAAAAAAATTATACTATAATGGCACAACTAAAAGAATCAAAAACGAATTGGCATTTTCGAATTAGTGTAGTTAAATCTGCATTACGAATTTGCGCTGGTATTGCATTATGTAAATCCGATATTTGGGTAGCAGGTGTGTTATTCATTGTAGCTGAAATATTGGGAATTGTTGAAGAACTTTAAACTCATAAATTATGATGCATAGTAGTCAAATTCCTATGGAAGTTATCGTAGGAATGCCAAACGGATTAGAATTATTCTATTTAAATTAATTGGTAAATTAAAAATAAATTCGTATATTTGAATTATGGAAAAAATTAAACAATACAAAAAACAAATCGTTACCTTTATTACAATATTTTTATTGGCAACGTATGGTATATTCCCAGCATTAACAGCCGCTAATACCTTGCTAAATATATTAGGAGGTATAGGAGCATTATTATTTTTATTATGGGGAGGATTATCTCTATATGATTATGTTAAGAGTTCAAATGGAAATCCATATCCATCGCAGGTGGATGAAACTATAACAGAATCTCCAATTGTAAAACCAAAACGTAAGTACACTAAAAAAACAAAGTAATATGGCGTATGATATGCAAGATGTTTGGGCACAAAGACAGGCTGAAATCGAAAGAGAACGAGAACAATTAAAAGTAGAACAACAATTAAAAATTAAACAAATGATTAAGAAAATTTTAGTAGGTATTGGAGCATTTATCGGATTAGTAGTATTATTTAATTCGTGTGAAAGAATTGATGCAGGACACGTTGGTGTTAAGGTCAATCAGTATGGTGATAATAAAGGTGTAGATGATGTAGTAGCAGTTACAGGTATGGTATTTTATAATCCACTTACAACTGCCATTTATGAGTTCCCTACATTTATTCAACATAAGGAATACAAAGGAGAGAATTCATTCATCGTAAATAGTAAGGATGGTTCGGAATTTAATGTATCACCTATTATGAACTATTCAGTACAAAGGGATAAAGTACCGGCAATCTTTAGTAAGTATCGTAGACCTTTGGAAGATATCGAAGAAGGATTCTTAAAGACCGCAGTGTATGATGCATTCAGATTAGCAACTAACAAATATACGGCTGATGAATTGATTAGTAATAGAGCAGTATTTGAAATCGAAGTTCGTAGATTATTAGATGGGCAGTTATTAAAGGAGGGATTTGTAATCAATCAGTTCACATCGAATTTGATTTACCCTGAAACCTTTAAGAAATCTATTGAGGCTAAGAACAACGCAGTTCAGGCAGCATTGAGAGCAGAGAACGAAGTTAAAACGGCTGAAGCACAAGCGAAGATTAAAGTAGCAACCGCAGAAGGTAATGCACAGGCGATGTTAACATCAGCAAAAGCTGAAGCTGAATCAAATAGAATGAAGCAACAAACCCTAACACCATTGTTATTACAATTGGAGTACATCAACAAATGGGATGGTAAGTTGCCAGTTTATGGTGAAGTACCACAAATGTTTAAGAACATTAAATAAGATAGTTTGGAATGGAGTAGGGGTTCGATTCCCCTACTATCTTCAATAACATAAAATTTAAAACAAATGAAAACATTTAAAGACTTAGAGTTCAAAGAGTTGGATTCGTTCTATAACGGAGTTCAATGTATTGTTAATTTCGAAAATGGATATGGTGCATCTATTGTGAAGCATGATTATTCATATGGAGGTAAGGATGGATTATATGAATTAGCAGTATTGAAATCCGATGGAATTACATACGATACGCCGATTACGGATGATGTATTAGGGTATCTATCACCCAATGAAGTAACTGAAGTTTTAATCAAAATACAACAATTATAATATGAAAAAATTTAGCATAAGTGAAATTCTTATAGTAGCAGTTTGTGTAGTGTGTATATTCGTAAGTGAATATATCTACTTAGTTCAGAATAACGTATTAAAGGCAATTTTTATTGGATTATGGCCTCCAACAATATTGGGATTAATTAATTTTATTAACATTAAAAGAAAGTAAAAATGGAAAATTTAGATATAATAATTCTAACAACCATCGTTTCAACTTTGTTTATCGTATTTGGTATTCTGATGTATAAAGAGTTTTCTAATATGGAAAAAAATGGTTACCAGCACGACCCAAACGCTAAGAAGTATGGCAGAGATGCATTATTTGTTGTAATGCAACGTTTATTTGATGGTGAAACAGTTCCTAAAAAGGAAAAGAAAGCTGTATATCAAGCAATGTTTAGAACAATTGCGGATATGGAATCTGATGGTGTATATTTTGATGATGATATTAAGCGAATGATAATTGAAAAGAAGGAAGAATTATATTGTGAATATAGTGGATTACCATCTGTAAAAGCATACGAAATAGAAGTAAAAGTTTAGTTATATGAAAAAATTTATCAATCCATTACTAAGATTGGGTACTGCAATTGCATTGTTAAGTGTAATCTATATGCAGAATAATGAAATTAAAGAGTTGAAAGAAAAAGCACCTGCGATGCGAGGGAACATTCAAACTATACAAACTATCGATTCATTGGAAACGATGATTGATTCAGTTAGTGCTGAAAATTTACCACTACAAATACAATTAGGTAGATATGAAATTGCTTTGGAATTATTAAAAGAAAAAAATAAAAAAGCAGCTGAAGAATTTGAATTAATACTCACAACTCAAACTGAATAATATGAAAAATAAATCATATGATAAATTGATACTTATGGCAATTTATATTTTGTTATTAGCATGTATCACATTTTTTTCATCATGTAGTAAAGAAGATATATTTCCAAACAATAGTATTGAAATGAATATCGATACCCGTTTACCAATTGATGTGAATGGGTATTCTCATTTTAAGTTGTATTCAACTACAACTCAAAACATCCATACAATATCAGGCTCAATTAGAATAAATGGAAGAGTGCCAGATAATCCAAGAGAGAAAGTGGAATGGGAAAGCTCTCATTATTGGACACTGAAGCAAGGTGAGTCCATTGGTACAATATATCGTAGGACGTGGCGAGGATTGGGATGGCAAATCGTAGATAGTATTAAGGTAGTTAATCTTAAATCTGCGCAAGTACCAACTATCAACCCTATATGTTACAATTCGGCAGATGGTAGTATCAATACAGTAATAGCTCCGATGTATAATATGAAAGGGGATACGTTAACTATTGTAGCTAAATCAAATAGATTGGCAAAAATAGTTAAAATAATACTTGATTAATTCAAATATTTTTTGTATATTGTGTAACAATTAAAACTTAAACGATATGATAAAAGCACTGAAACGAAAACTTTTTCCTCCTTACAAAATGAATGAGAAGGAACAACTTACATACGATGTTATTCAAATGTTGTGTGAGCAACCGGATACTGATTTAAAAATCGCACCTCTTACTGGCAGATACTTTATGGTCAATAAGCGTTTATCATATTGGGCAAAGGTGGAAGATTTTAGTATATCGATTACCAATCATAAATTTACATTAACTAATACAATCAATTCGGAATACCAAAAAAAGCTAGTTGAAATGGTAAACCTATTTATTGAAGCCGATAGAAATGAGTTTGAAGAAACTATATTTCAAAATGAGGTTGAACTATTGGAGAATATTATTAGTAACATTAAAAATAAATAAGTTATGGGAAAAATGAAAGAGTTATTTATGGAATATCAACAACATATGACTGGAAGTAATTCTGATATGGTTGATGATGAGTATCAATTTCAACAATGGTGTGAACAAAAAGCCAATGAAGAGATAGAATTTTGGAATCAAATTAAAAATGGTTCAATAATTCCAGATGAATTATTTTATGATGATGAGTACCATAATTCCACATATCATCCAACCAAAGAAGAAGAGGATGAGGCATTTAAATTGTTTAACGAACAAAAATCGTAAAGTGGATATATTAACCGAAATAATAGAAACGGCTGATAATATAATGTATGAATTGGAGTCAAATGGATTCTATGAGCAATATATATTCTGTGACATATTCAAACTTAGAAGAGAATTAGAAATACAAATGCAACGTAATTGGGAACAATTAAATGATATCCATTTATTGGATGAACAATTTGCAGAAATAGTTGAAAGACTTACAACCGAAGGTATTCATAAAACGTTTGGTGAAATGGTAATGGATGGAACTATTATAATGAATTCAGTTAACGCTGATGGAGAACTTCTTTATAAATTAAACCCTGAAATTGATATAGATGATTTACAATCCGAATAACGAATTAACCGATGAGCAAATGGCTAAATTAAGTGAAGCTGATTTCTTTGAATACTTAGATAGCAAAGCGGCTTACTTAAAACAATTCACCACACCCATCGGTCAATATCACGCAAAGCAATTCGCCGCAATGACAAAAGGTGAAGCATTAACAACTGAAGAGCTAAAGAGAGCTAAAGAATTGGGTAAGGTTGGTGATGATGAGAGAGCCCGTAAGATAGCTGAAGCAGCGGAAAGAAAGGGTGGAGACCCGAAGTTCAAAGATGATGGTATCGTAAATATTAAAACAAACCGAACGCAATGGTTCGATTAAACCAAATAATATGAATTTAGATTTTAAGAAGCCAACAATAATTACGGCACAGCAATATGGTACAAAAGTATCAGTTGAATTAGACCATAGTGATACCGATATCGATGAATTAATGGAAGCATTCCACACATTGGTAGTTGGATTAGGGTATCACGAATCTGGTTGGAGAGAATGGATTGCTGAAAGAGCATATGAATACAAAGAAGAGGAGATGGAAAATGCAATAGATAGGGGTTTATATGAACCATCACCTGAATTGAGAAGAGCAGCTGAAGAGTATGTTAATGTGTTGCAAGAATTACAAGAACAGCAAATCAATGAAGAGGAATTTGATGATTATGGTAGTAGAAAAAATAAAAAGAAATAATGGGATTTAATCAATGTTATCTTAAAAGTGTTGAAGATTTAAATGAGGAGTTGAATAAAAATGGATTAGAGGAATTTGTAAAACGTTATCAAAAATACGATTCTTTAACTGGCTCATCCGAATCATTTGAATTTTTAGAAGTAAAAATAATGGAATATGAGTTACATAAAACAAAAGAGTATGAGAATATTAAAAACAATAATATTAATCTTATCAATAGCTTTAATTAGCTGTCAGAAAGAAGATGTATTACCATTAGCACCTACAACCGAAACCAAACCGGTAGCTAAAGAAGATTTACCTCAATGGTTGAATATACCAAATGGATTTGCTTCGTTTGTGCAATTCGATTTCAATAATGATAAAGTTGATGATGTAGTTATGTTCGATGGGTACGATGTAAATGTAGCATATACTTGGCCAGGACCAACATTTTATATTGGAAATCCATTAACAAAAACCAATTTACCAATAGATAATAAAAAAATATTTGGTAGTAAACTGATAGCTGCAGATTTCGATGGGGATGGATATAAAGATATTTTCGTTCAATCAGGAATGGACCCGTCTGGAACTGATTGGAGTACTTGTTGGTATTGCGACCCTATATTACCCAATAACATTATGTTTAACGATGGTGGTAAATCATTTAAAGTAAAGGAGTTAAGTGATTGGAAAGGAATTTGGAGAACCGCATCCGCTGGCGATATCGATAAAGATGGTGATGTTGATTTACTAATATTTAGTACACATCATGCAAAAGGATTATCTAATAAGTTATTAATAAATGATGGTAAAGGAAATTTTACTGTACGAAAAAGTGATATAGACTCAATTGAATGGGCTGATGTAACTGAATTAATTGATGTAAATAATGATGGCTATTTGGATTTGGTTATTAACGATGTTATTAATAATCCGACTTACACAAACCGATTCAGAATTTTGTGGGGCGATGGTGCAAATTTTACACAATCTAATTCAATTCGTATAGATGTAGCAAAATCTGCTACTATATCGGAAGTAGATGTGTATGATTTTGATAAAGATGGATTTAAAGAACTTATAATAGCTACAAACTCGTCAGATGGAAAATGGAAGCTAAATATGTTTAAGACCATTAATAATGTTACTTATGTTGAAAATACAAATGATATCATCGATAATACATCCAATAGTATAGCATATAATGATATGATAAATATAGCTGATATAGATGGTAATGGTAAAGTGGATGTATTCGTAAATAATAAATCTCTAAATATCAGATGGGAATTTGATAAAATATTAAATCGTAAATAAATTAGGATACTCCAATTTTTTTTACTATCTTTACATAAATCTTAAAACTTATGGCGTACAATAAATTCAGATGGTGGACTAAAGGTAGACCAAATAAGCCACTTAAAGCAGATGCTCCACTCTTATTAAAAATCCGTAATGGTGACTTTGATTATTCTTATATGTTTAGTGAAGCTATACAAGTTAGAGAAACTGCCAAGAAAGCCGGTGAGGATGCTTATAAGAATTATGGGGGTACGGATGAGCAAAATCGTATTGAGGCTTCTTTGGAAGCTGGTAGGATGAAGCGAATTAAAGCTCTTAAATTAGAAATAGAAGCCGATAAAAATGAGAAATCTATTTTATGGAAACTTCGTAAGGAACTTACATTGGAATTCGGTAAGGATTTATGGGATAAAGCTATGGAAAGGCAAAGAGGTAAGGGTACATTAGAAGATTTATATTTATGGTATAAGAAGCAAGTTAAGGAAGGTACTACCAAATCGGAAATAGATATTCAATTCAGACGTTCGAATACTAAAGGACTTGAATACTTATTATAGGTGGTTATATATTGTTTAATTAAACTTAATAAAATGGACGAAGGTGATAGTAAAAACAATCAAACAGCTGAAAAGCAGGAAAAACAGATTGATGCTATACAAAGATATGGCACTGATGCTGGCTCTATTCTTCAATCCATTTGGCTTCGATGCCGTACAATATTCCCTATTGCTACTGACAGGAAGTTTATGGAAAGCGAACTTCGTTTTGTATTGTATAGCGGGATTGTTTTTTGGACTTTATATATGGTTTACGAAGCGATTAAATAAAATAGAAAAATAGTTTTTATGTATAAAAATCTTATAATCAAAACAAATGAATATTTTGAAGCAATATCCTCAAAGGATTTAGCTACATTATCCGAAATGTATTCTGATAGGATTTCATTGGTAGATTGGAATGGTAGTTGGTTTAAGCCGAATAATGTATTAGATGCTAATAAACAACTTTTTGAAAATGATTTCGAAATAAAAGTTTTAGATATCGTTCAATCCGATACCAAAACATTTAATACCATAGTAATTAAAATTGATGGTGAAATTATAGAAATAATGGATGTAATTGAATTTGATGATGATTTCAGAATTATATCTATAAAAGCATATAAGGGATGATAAAGCCAATGCTATTACATATCGATATTGGAAATCAATCGTTGGTTAGTTGGGCTAGTGCTAACAAATACATAATACATTCGGAACTAATTAGGTATTGTGAAAAATTGATTTTAGGTGAATTTGATATGATTGAAGCTATTATGATTTCAAATTTGGCAGATAATGTAGTATTTATGGTTAGTGAGAAAAATGTATCCGATACATTAGATAAAGCTATGAGTTATTTCTTAGAAATAGAAGAGTATGAACAATGTAGCAAAATTCGTGATTTACTAATACTTATTTCAAATAGAAACCAAAGTATTAAAAAAGATGGAAGAGCAATTAAAAAAACTAATTTACAAAATTAAAGATTCGTTAAAGCAAATTGATTTGGATGGAACAACGCATCCTTTGTTAGATGATATCTACGATTATTGTGAAGAGATGGATGATATTATTTATTCCCAAGAAGATGATGGAATAAGTATATCCGATTATATGGATTAAATAAAACAAATGAATAAGTTATTTTTGGGATTTGTCTATGGATTCATAGCACAAGTATTGACTTTTTTGCAGCTGCAAGGAAATATTAAATACAATTGGTATCATAAATATCCAATAGTATTGTTGGCAATGGCTGTACCCATTAGCTGGTTATACATAAAATCGGTAGAACAATTCGTACACACATTTAATGGTGATATCTGGCCATCCCGTCTTATTGGATTTGGGATTGGCATAATTGTGTTTGCTCTAATGAGCTTCTTTTTATTTAATGAATCAATCAACCTAAAAACATTCATTTGTCTAATTTTGGCTTGTGGAATTTTAGGAATACAATTATTTTGGAAATGAGAAAAGTAGATTTAGTAAACGTGGGAGATGAATTGTATGAAATCGTAAAGAGATATCCTATGAATAGATTCTCCATCAGTCTTAGTGGAGAAAATGCAGAAATCATTAAAAAATGGGTTGGCTCTGAAAAAATACTAATAGCGAAACAAACGGGTGAATATTTGTTTGTAAACTTAATAGAAAATGCCAAATTGGTTGATGAATAAAATGTTATTATAATTTGGTAATTATAAATAATTTTCATATATTTGTAACAATAAACGAAATAAAACAAAAATTAAATTAAATTATGGCAAAACAATTGTTATTTGAAAACGATGCGAGAGTAAAGTTAAAAGCCGGAGTTGATTCATTGGCTAATGCAGTGAAGGTAACTTTAGGACCTAAGGGTAGAAATGTAATCATTGGTAAATCATTTGGTTCTCCTCATATTACTAAGGATGGTGTATCGGTAGCAAAGGAAATTGAATTAGAAGATACTATCGAAAATATGGGAGCTCAATTGGTAAAGGAAGTTGCATCAAAAACTGCTGATTTAGCAGGAGATGGCACAACAACTGCTACGGTACTAACACAAGCTATCTTCTCCGATGGTATTAAGATGGTTACTGCTGGAGCAAATCCTATGGATTTGAAGCGTGGTATCGATAAAGCAGTTATCGAAGTGGTTAACGAACTTAAACGAACATCACAAAAGATTAACACTAATAAAGAAATTGAGCAGGTTGCTACTATTTCAGCAAACAATGATTCTGAAATTGGTAAGATGTTAGCCGATGCAATGGAGAAAGTTGGTAAGGATGGTGTTATTACAGTTGAAGAAGCTAAGGGAACTCAAACCGAAGTTAAGACTGTGGAGGGTATGCAATTTGATAGAGGATATCTATCGCCATACTTTGTAACCAATCAGGAAAAGATGGAGGCTGAATTAGAAAAACCTTATGTACTTTTATATGATAAGAGAATCAGTTCTATGAAAGATATAATTGGTATCTTAGAATCTGCGGCACAAACTAATAGACCTTTATTAATTGTAGCTGAAGATATTGAAGGTGAGGCATTGGCTACATTAGTAGTAAACAAAATGAGAGGTTCACTTAAAATCGCAGCAGTTAAAGCACCTGCATTTGGAGATAGACGTAAAGAAATGTTAGAAGATATCGCTATCTTAACAGGCGGAACTGTAATCTCTGAAGAGAGTGGATTAACATTAGAAAAGGCTACATTGAAAATGTGTGGAACTGCTGATAAAATTAGTATTGATAAAGATACTACAACTATTATCAATGGTGGTGGAACTACCGAAGAAATCAAAAATCGTATTGATGTAATTAAAGCTCAAATAGAAAGAACGACTTCTGATTATGATAAAGAGAAGTTGCAGGAACGTTTGGCTAAGTTAAGTGGAGGTGTTGCTATTATTTATATTGGAGCATCTACCGAAGTTGAATTGAAAGAAAAGAAAGATAGAGTTGATGATGCATTACATGCGACTCGTGCGGCTGTTGAAGAGGGTATTGTAATTGGTGGTGGAATCGCCTTAGTTAAAGCGAGTGATGTATTAGTTACTTCAGAATTCCGTGGTAGATTGGAAAACGCTGACCAACAATTAGGTGCCAATATTATTCAATCAGCAATTCAATCACCATTTAGAACTATTATTTCAAACGCAGGTGGTTCGCCCGATGTTATTATCAATAGAGTAAAAGAAGTTGGTGGTAACTTTGGATTCAATGCGAGAACCGATGAATTTGTTGATATGATTGAAGCCGGTATCATTGACCCAACTAAGGTAACTCGTTTGGCATTGGAAAACGCAGCATCGGTAGCTGGATTATTACTTACAACCGAATGTGTTGTAGCTGAAAAGAAATCTGAAAAGGATTCTGCACCACAAATGCAGATGCCTCCAATGATGTAATCACATTAAGATATATTGTAATATAAGGGGGGAATTTCCCCCCTTTTTATTTGGCAATATCGAATATTTTTCGTATATTTGTGTATATGAAATCAGAAAACCTAAAAAGAGAAATTAACGAAGGACATTATTTAGAATTAATGGATAGGTTATATGTGTTAGCATCCACATTACACGACCATTGTTTAGAACATCCATTAGCTGAATACGATGAAGAAATTTACACATCCATAGAAACAGCTATTGAAGCAACCTATGATGCATATCAATTGGTAGGAAGTAAAGAATTTGAAAATGAAGATGAGAATAACGCACATTAGTGATACACATAATAAGCACAACCAACTCAATGGTTTATTGCCAGGCGGTGATTTGCTTATTCATAGTGGTGATATATCTTCATTGGGTAGGAAGAGAGAAGTTGAATCATTCATCAAATGGTTTAATGATATCGATAACTACACTCATAAAGTATTCATAGCAGGTAATCACGATATGTCTTTTGATTCTGAACAATTAATGCAGACTAAAATTGATTACTTTGATGGTAAACGTTCTGTATGGGATACCGAAGGTAATGAGCACATTCCATCCGAAGGTAAGCCAGATTGGTTAAAGGAATTATTAGGGATTCACTTACGCCCAAATGTTTCATATTTAGAAAATTCAGATATAACAATTGATGGGTTGAAAGTATGGGGTTCACCAATCACACCATCATTTGGATATGGTTGGGCGTTCAACAAAGATAGGGGATATGATATAAACGAAGTATGGAATCTTATTCCAGATGATACTAAGATTGTTATTACTCACGGACCTATTCATAGCTATTGTGATAGAACTGATAGAGGTGGATTGAATGTTGGATGCGAACAACTATACCATAAATTGAATGAAGTTAAACCTCAATTACATTTTTCAGGCCACATTCACGAGGCATATGGATATAGGAATACTAAATGGGGATACGCATTTAATGGATGTAATTGCGATTTGAGTTATTTGGTAAATAACAAACCAATGACTTTTGATTATGATTTTGTAAAAAACGATATAGTAGAATTTTTAATGTAATGAAAAAAATAATGATAGTGCTAATGTTATTGGGAGTGATAGCATTGGAAGCAAAGCCAAAGTATAGAATAGAAACTTGGGTTTACAATGGCGAAAGATATTATCAACCACAGCAAAGAGTGTGGTATAAAACTAATTATTTTTATTTACCATTTAAAATATGGAAAGCCGGACAATATCCATTAAAGAGTAAAAATGAAGCTGAGTGGATTATTCAAAATTGGGAAAATGAATACCAAGCAAAAAGAGATTATAAACATTCTCAATTTATAGAAATAGATGAAAAAAGATAAAATATATTTGTATTTGGATGATGTTCGAATACCAACAGAAGGAAAGTGGGAAGTGGTTAAAAATTATGATGAGTTTGTAGCTCACATTAATTTGAATGGATTGGAAAACTATGAACTTATTTCATTAGACCACGATTTAGGAGAAGCTGCTATGATTGAATATTATAGTAATGTTAAGCCAAATTATGAATTAGATTATAAAAGGATTGATGAAAAGACTGGTATGGATTGTGCAAGATTTTTAGTTGCAGAAGCTATGAATAAGAAGATACAATTACCAACGGTATATGTTCATTCCGCTAATCCAATTGGTTCGGCTAATATGATGGGATATATTAACAACTATTTCAGAAATAATAAATTGCCAGAAACGTGTACGAAAGTAAATATAGAGCACACTTATACTGAATTTTTATCTGAAGAGGAAAGGAATAGCCGATATAATATTATGAAACAATATAAATAATAAGTTATGGGTACATTAAATATACTCGCGATAGTAATAGTGGTATTTATGTGTTGGCTTTGTTTTGAAGCATGGAGAGCTCCATTGATGCGAGAAAATGAAGATGGTAGTTGGACAACTATTAAACCACAAAGAAAACTTTTTAAAAAAAGAAAATAATATGAAAGTACAATTTAAAGATACATTTTTTGAAAGTGTAGAAAAGTTAGTTTGGTATGATACTAAACTATGGCGAGTATGGGAAGTTATTAGATATGGTATCCCACGATTTGTTGGAAACATTTGGAAATTCCGTAAGGAATTATATAGCCATCGTTGGTATGATTATCGATATTCATTGGAACTATTACATCGCTCACTAACAATTATGGAAGCAAAGTTATCAGTAGATGGATTTGAGGTAAGCGAAAGCAGGGATAAAAAAACTGCTAAAATGCGTAGAGCAATTCAATTATTAGATAATCGTTTAAATGATAATTACATTGACCAAGCCGAAAAGGAATTAGGTGAATTGATTATGAAATCATTTGAATTCGAACCTACGGATGATGGATTATACACATTAAAGGATAATGAAACTAAAAAAGAAAAACAACATAATTCCAAAGTATTCAAATTAGCACAAAATATTGATGAGAAAGAGTGGAAAGAACTTTGGAAAATATTTGAAGGACAGAATATAAACGAATATAAAAAATTATCAAAATCATTAACGCCAGAAGAACATAAACGAAGGAATATATGGAACGAATGGTTTGATGGTACTGATATGAGGGGTTGGTGGGATTAAAAGCACGCCAATAATTTGGAAAATTGAAAAAGTTTTAGTAAATTTACAATATAACAAACAAAAAAGAAAGGAGGACACGATGGCTTTATTTAAAGAACTTACAGAGTTAAAAGAAAAATTAAAGTATTACGAAAATATGACACCTGTAAATAATATGGGTAAGTGGAGTAGAAGTGTTGCCATTGAAAGTTATACTAAAAAGATTTCTAAATTAGAAAACGAAATTAAAAAATTAAAAGAAAATGGCAAAAAGTAAAAAGTCAAATGCGAAAGCACATAAATTGAAAGCAAATACCAAATGGTTCGTATCTAATAACAAAGCACAAAAGAATGTGGATGTTATTAATATAATTCCATTTTTAAAAGTATGGTATAGTAAACGATATTTTTTAGAAACGGGATTATTTACTCCCGCATTTGGAATAGCAGTTAGCTTCTTAAAATGGAATTATTACTTTACGATTCAGAAAGCATATTAGTATGAAAATCAGCGGTTGGGAAAAGCTACATGGCATAACGTATAAAGGATATTCTATAATCAATCCAATACATAATGCAATACATACACAATACATAGCTGATGTTTTGGATATACAATCGCATCGTAAAATAGAATTGAAATTGGATACCGATGCCGGGTTTCAAAATGACCCATATGTTCTAACAATACGTGATAGATTGAATAATGTAGTAGTTAAACGAATGGTGGATTTTGAAATGTTAAAACGTATTTCTAGCTTCAGAATGATATATGAATATTGTATTGATGATTATATAAGGGAAGTTGAAAAGACTTGGACAGGAAGTGCTACAATTACATCTACACCAATTTCACATTCAATTGTGAGTAATGTAACTAAAAGAATAAATGGCGGACTTACCCAATTTGATACGGATTATGGTACAATGTCTTTACCAACTTTTGATGACTTCGCAAAAATGAGGGGTAGTACTTCAGCTAGACAATTTACACAAACATTAATAAATTAAATAAATAAGTTATGGAATTACAAATTACAAAAGATGAGTTAGTAGAAAAGTTACAAAATGAAGCAGTGAGTGTAACATTTACAAAAGCTGATGGTAGTGACCGTACAATGTTATGTACAAAGATGGTGAGTAAAATCCCCGAAGCACAACATCCGAAAACGGAAAAAGTTGCTAAGTTGGATGAAAACGGAAACGTAATAGAAACCGATTTAATTACGGTATTTGATTTAGAAAAGGAAGGGTGGAGAAGTTTCAATTTCAGTAAAGTAAAAGCTATTCAATAGATGGAAACAAAAGATGAATTGGATGGATATCATTGGCAAGATGTACTTTGGCAAACTATGAATGCCATGCGTTCTACAAATGCTACAATTGATTCTTTGTACGATGATTTGGATGCTCAAATGGCTAAGATGAATGGAATTAAACCAATTCATTTTAAGAATCCCGAAAAGCTGAATGGTCCGATGCATATGCGAGGAGAAGTTTATGAAATTACTTTCTTTGGTAGAAGCCTATCTTTAAAAGAAGATAATTGGACTTGGCAAATAAAGCAAATGAAAGATGGCGTACCATATGGATTTGAGCACACATTATCTATTTTGAAATATCCACAAAGAGAAGGATATGCTACAATGATTAAAAACTCATATGGTGAATCTACAAAGAGTGAGGTAATTTTGAATAGTTTATATAGTATGCACTTTATAGCTCAACAATTGGGGTCATTAACCGAATTACCTTTTTAATAAAACTTTAAAATAAGGTATGATAACACAAATTTGGAAATATAGATTGCGAGAGCAAGGTATTGAAATACCAATGGATGCTAAAGTATTATCAGTTCAGCTGCAGGATGACATACCACATATATGGGCTATGGTTAATCCACATAGGGAGCGAGAACTTAGAAACTTTGTAATTATTGGAACGGGTCAAAGTTTTGATGATACTAATATGAAATATATCGGAACGTATCAACACAATCCATTCGTTTGGCACTTATTTGAAATAGTAAAATAAATTATATGTCACATATACCAACGCCACCACCAATGACATTGACACAAAGGTTACAAACATTAGCAACAACTATGAATGGAGTTGGAGTTGTAAATATAGCACAACCAAATTCAAATGTTGCTCAACAAATAAAAGATGTAGCGGAGCAGCAGGCTCGTATGGTATTGGATGAATGGTTAAAAAATAACAAAGGATTATTTCAGCAGGATACTAACAAATTGAAAATTCGAAATATTCATAAACTAATCGGAATGGCATACGATGAACGATTGAGTGTAATCGGAGTTTTAGAGGAGGACAAATATTATGAATTCAGTTTGAATAGTGATAAATTAAATACGGCTGAAACTATCTTATTGTATAGAAGGCAAACCGATAGTGGACACTACATAATGGAATATAAAACAAAAACATTATGGTTAACTAAGTGGGAAATTGATATGCCCGAAAAACTTATAATTTGTATGCAAACAATTTAATAAAATGGAAAATAAAAAAATTACATTTAGAATACCTGGAGTTAATTTATTAATTGGATTGGTAACGGCAATGATTGGTCACAATATTCATAGTAGTACTTTTTGGTCAATTATGGATTTCATCTTTTGGCCATTAGCTTGGATTAAATGGTTTATCTTTCAAGAAGTAAATCTTACAATTATCAAATCAGCATTTGACTGGTTTTTAAAATAATATTATGAGTATAACAATTTCAAACGATGATACATCTAAACTAACTATGAAGGGTAGCGGAAAACTGATTATCAAAACTGCTATGGAATTAGTTGGTTCAAAAACGGAATTGCCAATATCAATAGAAGCTGATTTTACAAATATACCAACTGAATTACATTATTTGTATTATCAAATGTTAGTATCACAATATGATACACGCCAAATGGTGCATAGTAGTTTGTATGATAAAGAAGAGCCATATCCAATGACAATAGAAGAAAAACAAAAGGAGTGGCATTGGAATAGATTAACAAAATTAGTTTTGAAAGCAATAGGAAAATAATATGAAAGATGAAAGATTAGAAACCTTATCGGAAATGGTTCGTAGAGGTAGACCCGTTTCAGTAGATGAAGCATTTGAAGTTATTCAATATCAAGAAAAGTTAAAAGAGGAACGAAAAGCACACATGGGATGGTTGGATATGCTATTCAATTCGACGCCTATTGGCCAATTAATAAATCTTTTTAAAAACAAATAAGATATGTTAGTAGGGGTATTTGATTTAATTTGGTTAATAATAGAAGCAACTTCAAAGTTACTAATAAAACTATTCAAAAAGAAATAAGATGAAAGGATATTATGTAATATATGAGTGTTCAAAAAACCAATGGTTAGCGGAAGGGCTTGGTTGGTTAAACGATAGGGATTATTATCCACAAACAATTGGAACGAAGCACGCAATTCAAATAAGCCAAAGTTATAACTACAATCCAAACTTACCGCAAGTGGAGGTTATAGATACACAAACTGCGAATGTATTAATGGATGGTGGGGATAGGATTAATCCCAATAGGATAAAACTATTTGATACGATGAATGAAGCCGAAGTGTTTCTTTTAAAAACATTGGCATCGGATAATGGTGAATTTTATTCAATAAGAAAAATATACTCTTAATATGGTACAAAAATACACAAAGAAGCCCGTAGTAATAGAGGCAATCCAATACAAAGGATATATGACCGATGAAGTAAAGAATTTCATAGGCGATAGTTTAATATCAGAAAACCGATGGGGTGATGAAGGTGGACCAGTTGGTTACTTTATTAAAACATTGGAAGGGACATCGTATATGTTAGATAGAAACGATTATATAATCAAAGGAGTGAAAGGAGAATTTTATCCGTGTAAGCCTGATATTTTTGAAATGACTTATAATAAAACCTTTATCAAATAATATGGACAAGCAAGAAAGAACTTTAATAGCAGTATTAGGATGTATAGCATTCGGACTAATATTCAGTTTACTATATGGAATAGCAAACGAACTGCATGATATCAGAATGGAATTATTTAATATCAAAACAAAGCATCACGTTATTGTAGAGTATCAATACAAAGGAATAGCAAAGGATACAATAGTAGTGTATAAAGAAAGAACAATTGTTAAGCATATGAAAGCACCACTAAAAGAATTCTAATATGAATATTAAAAAGAATGCAATAGGGTTTAAAAGAATAACACGCACTACATACATAACAAAGGGATGGCGTAGCGTAAGTGGATATAAGACGAGAGGATTTCGAAATAGAGTTAGGTTAGTAAATAGAAGTAGAACATACATTGCAAATCCCAAAATAACCCAACATGTGAAACGAAACCGAATACACAAAATGGTTGTAAAGAGTAAACGAATTACATTATGAATAGAGAGGAGCACTTAATGAAAACATTTCCTTTAGAAGATGGGACTACCTATATTCAGAACTTAGATAAAAGTTTCAGATATTGCCAAAGCCAGATAGAAGATAATGGTAAGTGTAAAGAGCAATGTGAACATTGTAAAGAATATTATGCACCATTGGAAAACGAACCGAAAGGGGCGGGGGCTGGGGGAGAAGTCGAAAAGGGAAATTTTATTGATAGTGCGTCTTTGGAGTTGGGAGAGTCTTTGGAGCTAAGAGAGTCCTTAGAGTTGGGAGAGTCCGTTGAGCAGAGTGATGTGGATAGTAGTGGGGATAAATTGAATAAGATATACGAGAAGTTGGATAGGGATTATATGTACAATTGGATTAGAAATCATAAAAATCGAAAATGATAATATATAATTAAAAGGATTAATTAAAAATAGTTTATGAAAACGAATTTCAAAGAAAAATTAGGTTATTGGGCAGAAACGTTACTTATGTTCGGTGGATTGATGATAGGCATCGCAATGGTATGTGGTGGGTTCTATATGATATATACCATTTTCAAAGCCATATTCAACTAATCAAATACAACAAACGAAATGGATAAGGTAGTACAAAGGATATTGGAATTGAAAAAAGAAATCCAAACTCCTAACATCAAATTGGCAATTCAAAAGTTGCAACAATCCCTATGTGAATCAAATACAAAGATTAGCGCATCGGAAAAGAAGGATAAAAATAATTTAGCTAATATTGACATTGAGAATGATATCAGTAAAGTAAAAGATGAAGATATAGAAGCATTCCTTTTTAATAGGTATAATAGATAAGAGTATGAATAACACAGCCATAGTATGGATGATAGTAACGCTAGTATGGATAGTATCCCTATATAAGATAGTAGGTATCCATAAGATAGTAAACGTATTAACTATGTTTAAAACAAAAGCGTATTGGAATCCCTTATACAATAAGATAGAGGCGATAAGCTGGATTAGTAAGATAGGAATCATAGTACCGGGCTTAGTATGGGGAAAAGAAATTTGGTACTTACACATCGTAACCCTGATATCGAGCTCCTTACTGATATGGGTAAAGGCTGAGAAAGGATTACCTACGTTAATAGTATTCAATACGATATGGATAGGGATAAGCAGTTGGGTATTGGTTAAGAATATCTTATTACATTTATAAGGAGTATAAACAATAATAGATAAGGGATAGTGAGTAGAAGATTAGGGAATAGAAGGGATTGGATTGAATTGGGTTTAAGCGTATTAATGATGGGTAGTGTAGTATTTGTATTCCTTAATGGATTGGTACACATAATCAATTGGATATGGGGTATCTAAGAGCATAGCAGTGTATATCAGCTGATGCAGTATCAAAATATAATCATAAGAGTAAATTAGTGGTAAAAAGTGGGGATTTGTGTTAAAGTGTGTGAGGGAATCCAAAGATGTCAAAATATATATGTACATACTAACACACTACAATAAAATCATAACACTATATTAGAGTGTTAAAAAGAATCAGTATATCCCACCCTTTTGCGTTCTTAGCAAAAAAAAATTATCCACAGCCATTTTCACATTTGTTAGTAACTTTATTTGGTTACAAAAGTAAATCGGGTATACAAATGTACCGCTCCGAAAGCGTGGAGGCGTCTACATTCTGCTTCGGTCGTGCGCCGCACAGACACCGCACTGCAAAGGATTGCATCGGAATACTGAATAAAAATCAAAATTGTTAATAAAAAAAGTTATCCACACCCCTTGGATATATGGACTTTTTTTCGTATCTTTATAGGGTGGAAGGGCGGGAGTAGAGAAGCTGAGAGCTCTGCTAACTGATTGATTCTCAATGGCTCTGGCTAACTCGTTGGTTTCCAATAAAAAATATTTCACATTTCCAAAAAATAAATGATAAATAATTAGGCTATTACGGCAGAATTGTCTATCTTTATTATATAAAGGGAGAGAGAGTAAAAGACCTCCCATCACTTAAAATCTAAAATATAAACGATATGAGTTACACTTCAATGAATTACGAAAGGTTTGGTTTGTACAAAAACATTCCAGCTACTAAACAGCCTGTTAAGAAGGCAGGTTTACCTACTATTACTTTTACTGATATGTTTGGTAGAAACTTCTTTTTTCCTTATCGTACTAAAAAACAACGTTCCGAAATTTCAGACATTTTGAGGTTGTTAAAGGCTGAGAATAATCAATTGAATCGTATTCTTTCCGACTATTCAGTTAAGATGGGTAAGTATGTGAATGAGAGCAAGTTGAGAGCTGAATTAAAAACAGCGTTTGGTTTTTCAAAATCGAATATCGACTCAATCTTATCTATCCACTAATCAAAACTAATACTATGAAAAATTATCAAATCATTCTTACGGCTTTTGCTTCGTTCTTTGTGGCCATTAACATCTTAAATGGTACGGCCCAACAATATGTACATTTCGCAGGTGAACTTAATGAATTGGGATGTGCAGTTATCGCTTTAACGATGGGTGTGTTATCTACCTATTGTATTGATTGGAAATCATTTTTTAACTTTTTAAATAAATAAGATATGAGCAGTTATAGTAGATTCGACAGACACACACATATGAGTTCAGAAACACGTAGAGAGATTTTGGATATCATTATGGAAATTGGCTATGGTGAAGGTACGTTTATGTTAACCAATAGTTTATATGGTTTATACGATGGGTATCTATACGATGAAATGATTAGTTACGCTGATGAGGTTACGATGAGTAATGATTTGTACCGTAGAATTCTAAAGATATTCAGCATCGCTTGTAAGTATCCTAAACATAGTCGATACGATGCACCGGTTGAAGTGAGTGATGAGGTTGAGGTGATTGAGTATAGAGAGGGTATGGGAGTGGCAGAAGGAAAACAATATTTAGCAACTATATAAATTAATCAGTTATGAGTACTATGAAATTAAAAGAGTTTATGTTTACGTTTGAAGGTGGTGGATGGAATACCGTTTGGGCTAAGACACGTAAGGGAGCAGTTAAGGCTGCACTGAAAGAGTATAAGGATTCACCTACATTAAATCCTATTCCATCTTCAGTACACCAAGCAACTGAAGCAGGTTTGAAATCGGCATTATCATTATTCTATTAAAAATCAATTAGTTATGAGTAAGAAAATCACACAAGAATCAGTTCAGGCATTTATAGATTGTAGACCCTTTAAGAAATCTAATATGGAAGTAGTAAGGGAAGGCACCATATACTATCTAAAGCTATTCGGAAATAAGATAGCAGCTATCGAAGCAGATGGTCGTATGTGGGTATCCAACGCTGGATGGAAAACTAAGACTACAAAGGAGAGGTTAAATGGATTGCCAGGCGTAAGTGTTAACCAAAAGGATTGGGGATGGTATCTGAATGGGATGCCTTGGGATGGTAAACCCATCTTTATCACCAAATTCTAATCCATTGATTATCAACACGTTAGAAAAACTTTAAAAATAATCACTCAAATGTTTGGCAATACCGAATTTATTTCGTATATTTACTAAGTAAATGAGAGACAATAAAACAATTAATATGAGTTATACTATTCCACGCGGTTACACTATTACCCCAAAAGTGAAGTTCTTACGAACTAAGGAAGGCAAGAAACGTACACAATTAGTAGAGTTAACCCACAAACGTAAGGGTATCGCTAAACTATTCGGTAACGAAGAGTACGCCATTAAGTACATCCAATCATTGGAAATCAATAAGGTAACATCCAACGCCTTAGCCGGTAAGGGAGCACCATCCATTGGTAAACACGCAATACTATTAGCCGGCAAAGATGCAGTAGCTGATAAAGAGCTAAATGGTATATACGATGATATGACTAATGAGGAGGCGACTCAATTGAACAATCCCTTTTACCAACCCTTAAAATTAATCTAATATGAAGTACGAAGAATACACAATTGAGCTAACAGAAACTAACCAACTTAAAGCATATCCAACCGCAGTTGCTAAATCAAATGGAGGATACGACCGTAATATACCACTTAGTGAATATGTGACTGAAGTATATATCGAACAATGTATTCAGAATGGTTTAAATATAAGTGAGCGTGGTTCGTATATAACCCTAGCTAAAGATGGTAAGGCTATCCTAACAATCAATGATAATATTGAGTTGGCCATCGATGCAATGAAATTCAGATTACCAATCACCGTACAATATAAAGCATAATCTATGACGTATAATGAATACAATGGCTGGACCAATTGGGATACGTGGAATGCGTATAACTGGCTAAGTGAATCTGAAGGGGTGTGGAAATCAGCATGTAGGACTACCGGTCCTGCTGAACTAAGGGATTTATTCGGTGATTATATCCAATCGCACGATGAAATCGACTTAGATGAGGTTAATTGGGATGAACTATATGAAAGTTTATCAGATTAAATTTGGCAATATGGAATTTATTTCGTATCTTTATATAAATCAAAGAGGTGAAGTTGGGGACCTGTATTAAACACCCAATGGATTAAATCGATTAAAATGGCTAACAAAGCAAACAACAAAAAGGCAGCAAGCAAGGTAACATCTAAGGTTACAAGTAAGAACCGTAAAGCACCTAAGAAGGTAGCAACTACTTACGAAACACCAGTAGCTAACATCCAAAAGATTACATACGCATCAGGCCGTGTATCTTATAGAGTTAGAGTAGCAGGTGAATCTCAATCTACAACTTCTTTAAAGAAGGCTCGTGAGATTAAGAGAGAATTGTTCGCCTAACATATCTTAGGAAGGGACCGGTGGTGGATACCTATATAGCCGGTCCCATCCTTACTAATTTTTAAACTATTAATTAAATATAAAACAAAGCAAGATGAAAAAAGTATTATTCGCAGCAGTAGTTGCATTAACATTGGGATTGACAGCATGTGGTAACGGAGCATCTAAGACCGAAACCGCAACCGATTCAACGGCAATAGATACGACAGCAGTAACAGCAGTAGATACAACTACGGCTCAGATTACGGCAGATACCGCATCTACATTTACTAAGGAAGTAAAATAGTAAAGAGGGGGCATCCCCCCCTATAAGCGGTGGAAGTGTAATGGTTGCACACCTGGCGTCCAGCTAGGAGGAGGTGGTTCGAATCCACACCGCCGCTCAACGCAATTCGGTATATTTGGTTATTCTCTGATTGATTGATTTACATTTACACAAAGCGTTACATTAGAAGATGGTCACACCGAATGACCATCTTTTTTATTTTAAAACTGACAAACATATGACATATACATTGGTTAGCAAGATACCAACCCGTAAAGAGGTGCTTAGAATAGGTAGGGCAGCTGAACGATGGTGTAGGGATAATATGGGTATCAATAAGAGAAAGAAGTTTGACCCAACTATAACATATTACAAATCACTACCTACTGATAGGTGTATGGGTGAGTACAGGCATTGGGATAACGAAATCATTGTGTATTACAATAACACTCCCAATATCAAAGCACTTATACAAACAATCATACACGAATGGCAACATCAGTTACAGCCAATGAGTAAGTATGATGCTATGTTAGATGAGGTGGGATACGAAGAACATCCCTTAGAGATAGCTGCGGAGGCGGCAGAGAGAAAGCATTATAAACGCCTATGGCAGGCAATCAAACCTAAATTAAATAAATAAGATATGAATGAAGCAATTGTAGTATTAGAGAAAGCGGAGGCGGTGTTAATGAAACGTATCCGTGCAATGAGAGATGGTAGCCCGAAATGGAGTGCCAGTGCCCGCCTGAATGAGATACGTTCGGCATTGAAATTGATTAAAACATATGAGTTGGAGGGTGATATGATTATCGCAGAATCCCTAATGTTAAATCCACCCATTGCACAGGCGTAGTACAATTGTAAATAACATTTGTAAACAAAACGATTCGGACACTAATAAAAATAAAATCAGCAAGTATATGAATAATACCCATAGTATAGTAAAGGCATATAGTAGTATAGAGAACATACATAGTATAGAGGAACAAAGGAATAAGACAATGGCAGACCCTAAGTATATACAATGGTGTAAAGATATGAAAGTATCCCAACTCTATACGAGTAGAGAACTTATACACAATGCTAATAGGCTGATGAAGCAGTACACCCATAAGATAGGAGTAGAATAGTATAGATAGTAAATAGTAAAGGAAGGTCACATTCGTAATTGAGTGTGGCCTTTTTTTTATGCTCACTCGTTAGACCCCCCCCCCAACTGAATATCACGTAAAGCCAAAAAGCAGAGTTGTGCTCACGCCGGGTCGGGTACGCTTAAATACCGAGCCCGGTTTTTTCGCTGTAGAAACCCTTTTTGATACATATGTGTGATACACATACCCCATTAAACCCCCTCTGAACACTTTTTATTTTATTGAGGATTGATATTTATATACATAAAGAATGATATTATGTTGAGACAAACTGATTACATTAAGATGGCAGATGATTACTCTACATCAATAGGGATGGCAACTTACATTAATTTTGAATCTAAGGATGATATGATTAAGAAACGTAAGGGAGAAGAGGCAACAATCAATGAGATAATAGCAATTTCGATAGAAAATGGTATATATCAGCAACTAATAAGAAAGGTATTCGAATTACAAAAGAAACGTAGTAAATCTATAAAGGATTCTACCATATATAAAAAGGCTTTCCAACTATGCAACTAACACCACAACAAAACCCACAAAGGTACTCTTCGAAGGATGGGGTATATACTATATCAGCACAATCAGAAGCGGTTGGAAATGCTACTATAAAGCCTTTGGTAATAGAGAAGGTATCGGATAAGGTTATTGAATTGAAATCGGATTTGGATATATCGATTAAGGGAGTGATAGTATGGATTGAAGATTTAAATGTATGGATGACATCGCCAAACTTAGTAAAGGATTTGGAAGATTCGGTTTCGATTAACCCCCACTATACCTATGAGGAGTTTACATCCGTATTAGGAGCAAAGATGGGTAAATCAATTCCTATCTTAAAGATTAATCTATCTACTATAAGGGAATCCATACTAAAAGAAAAGGTAAAGGGTTCATTCGCCGGAGTTAAATCCGTTGATTGGGCATTAGGAGATGGTGATGTGATAGAAGGATTAATAGAGCAGATAAATTGGACTTTGACCGCTAACTCTAATAAACCAAAGGATTCCTATTCTATTTTTGATTTAAACCTCTTAGGTGATTATTCAGTAAACGCATTACAAATAACCCCCTTAGATGAGAACGCAAGAATCAATGAAGAGGTTCTGGCATCCAACTTAAAGTTAATCAACGATAGGTTAGTTCAGTTAAGAAGGGATTTTAATTCTATTAAGGAAACGTTCTACTTTGGAAACTCAACTGCTTTATCTTCTACTAAGTATAATGTATTGGCTTCGGTAGAGGATGGTGATGATTTCTCCGTACAAGTCGTTACTAAGGATTCTAAGATGGTATCCAAATCGGATTTACCTTCTACACAACTATCGGATGTTCAATCCAAAGCCGTTGGGGAAGTAAAGGATTCCGTTACACAAACCTCAACTACATTAGAAGAGAAGATATCCCAAAACGGAGCTACTATAAAGGCCGCACAACAGGGTGATGCAAACGCACAAGCGGCATTGGATACACAAATTAGAGAATCGCAATCTACGATACAATCCCTAATCCAAAAGTTAAGGGCTAATAAATTAGAAGTATAATATATTTCATAATGAAACGTTACATTTTCAAATCCGGCTTAGATATCGTTGCTCCACTCAAATGTGGAACTCGTTGGTTAGAGGGTTTAGATGTCGAAAATCGTATCGATACTTATTCATTTGGCATAGAGGATTTAAAAGAAAACATACATAGTGGAACTACTTTCATATGGAGAGGAGTAAGGGAACATTTTCTTTCCGCAATAGAAACCGATTATCATATCGAACCTGATAGAACGGATATATGGGAAAGTATATTATATTATCAAAAGTATGGCGGACATTGGTATCCCTACTTATATAAGAAATTATACCCTATATGGAAAAAAACTCGTTTCCGATTTTGGAAATTAAGAGCCCTTTCCGAATTGAATGAGGTAGCATCCGTAATACCCTACCATTTTAAAAAATATCACTTCATTGTACCCAAAGGATTTAGTACTGCTGAGGAAGCTCTAAATTCTCTATCATCCAAACATACCACTCGATTGGAAAGATTGATTGGTGACGAAGAGAAGTGGCTTCAATTAATGGTTGAGCCTCAATATAGTGAGAGAAGTTGGGAAGATTATTCGGATTTGGAAGATTCTCGTTTGAAAATGTTGGGTGAGGTAATGAATTTAAAAGCGGAAATTGAATTGAATGATAGAACATATCTTAATAGTTTAGAATCACAAAGAATACAAATAAGAGAATTAGAGAAATCGAATTATAAATTACAAGCTAAGTTAGATTATACCGAAAATCTATTAGGTGGAAAACTTAATAAACTAATTTAAACAACTATCAATAGAGATAAGAAAAATTTCTTTTTGACGGAGCGACGTTCTCCCCCAACCCCCTTCCCCCTAAAATTAATATGATATGAGAAAGATTTGGTACTTTGGTGATTCAAATACGGAAACATTTAATCCCAAATATATGTGGGTTAAGGAGTATATAGATTGGAAAGGTTATATCCCTAAACATTGGACAGAGATTGTGGCTGAACGTATGGGATTAGTATCTCACAATTTAGGAGAAAGTGGATGTGATAACTATACTATATTCGATACATTAATAAATAACTTAGATAGTATTTCAGATAACGATATTGTGGTGATTGGGTGGACTATACCAATTAGAGGTAGGATTGCCAATTTGGATATAAACGAATGGATTACGATAGTTCCACACGGAGAACCAAATTTAAAATGTATATCCAATAATTCAATATGGGAATTAGTATCATTAAGAGATTCAGAATTATACATCGATGAAGTATTGGGTTGGCAAAAGCTGATTAGAAGAGCACTATCCAATAATAAGGTAGTATTCTGGTCTTACTTCGGAGAATTTTCAAATAAAGGTATAGTGGATTATAAATATTGGTTAGGTAAAACTGATATCCTTTCTATAAAAAGTGAAACTAAGGGATTTGTTCCCAATAGTCATTTTGGCGAAATGGGTAATGTGGTGATATCGGATGTTATTTTTAATGAAATTAATAAGGATTAAATTTGGAAATGTAAATAATTATTCTTATATTGTAAGTTATGAATGTTAGTGTTTTGAATAAGTTAGAAAAAGGTTGGATATCATTGGATTGGTCTATATACTTAGTCAGAATGAATCTAACTTCAAAGCAATTATCTGAATTAGTTGATAAGTTGGATAATTGGAAATCTAATAAATCTTGCAAAAGTATAATATTAGTAAAGTATAAAGTATTACCGGCGTATATTATATTAAATCGAATCGACTTTAAAAAATTAGGGAAGTATTTGATGGATACAATGGTAAAGAGAGAAATGTATGAAGAATGCGCTCGTTTACAATTAATGATGGATAAATTATGAAAAATGTTGTTATAGTTGGCGGAGGTACAGCCGGTTGGTTAACCGCCTTAGTAGTAAATAAATTTTGGAAAGATACTAATGTTACTCTAATAGAGAGTTCTAAGATTGGTGTATTGGGAGCGGGTGAGGGTGGTACTCCCAACTTTGGAAGAATGTTGAGTCTATTGGATATAAATCATAAAGAATTTTTTGAAAAAACAAATTCAACTGTAAAAGGTGGAATACATTTATTTAATTGGACGGGTAATAATGAATTATCCAAACATTTATTTGTTGGAGAAGAGCCAAATAGATTTACCAAAAACTATGCATATCATTTTGATGCAAGGTTGGTAGCTGAATACTTTAAGAACGTTTCTATTAGTAGAGGAGTTAATTGGATTGATGGTGAAGTTGATACAATTAACAATATTGAAGATACAATTAAATCCATTTCGTTAAAAGATAATACTGTAATTGATTTGGATTTTATATTTGATTGTAGCGGATTCAGACGTATATTAATCGATGGTGTACATTCCGATGAATGGGTTGGATATGAAAAATATCTAATGATGAATAAAGCATTCACATTCTTTTTACCACAATTCGATAAAAATATTGGCTATTCAAACACATATACTCATATGGTTTCGATGAATTGTGGTTGGATGTTCCAAATACCATTACAACATAGATGGGGATGTGGATATGTTCATAATGATAATTATATCACAATAGATGAGGCTAAGAAAGAAGTGGAAAATTATTTAGGATATGAGGTAACTATACAAAAAACATTTGATTTTAAACCTGGTACCCACAAAAGAAGTTGGATTGGTAATTCAATATCAATTGGATTATCTTATGGATTTATAGAACCATTAGAAGCAACTTCATTAATGTCTACCATTATGCAACTAAAAAGATTGATTGATATAGATTTTAATGAAGAAGCTAAAGATAGGTACAATGATTGGTGTTATCAAATAAATGAACAAAATTTAAACTTTATAAGATACCACTATCTATGCGAAAGAGATGATACTGATTTTTGGAAAGATTGTACATCCATGCCGTTGCCTGATAAATTGTATAAAATCTTAGATAAGAATAATTCGTTAATTCCAAAAAGTGATTCACAATTGTTGGATATGTTGGAGTTGAAGGAATCTTCTGTCAATGAATTAACATTTTGTGTAAATAACTATTCTACAATTTTTATGAAAAATAAAAAACATAAAAACAAACTAATATAATATGGAAAAAATAGTATTCGATGATGATACCTTTATTTGGAAAACAAAATTAAATCTTACCTCATTTAAAGATGAAATATTAGGTTTATGTAATGAGGTAGTTAATAGTTCCGATGAATTTAATTTTGATGCATTTCCTTATTCCAGAATACAAGATGATGTAAATTTCTTAGGTAATATTGTTATTAAAACTAAATTAGATGAAATTGCTCAATTATCTATAAACTATTGCAAACAAATACATGATGATAAAGGTATAGATATTAATATGGTAGAAACCGATGCATGGGTTAATATCGTAAGAGCTGATAATCCAGTGCAACCAAATTTTAAAGAAGGACATGAGAAATACCATATACATACTGAAATAAACAAAGCTAATAAAGCATTTGTACCATCTTACACTTATGTATATTATGTTCAAATGCCTGATAATATAACAGGCGATGATGCGGTTTTATATTTTAAAAGTAAAAATGGTAATGAGTATTCGGTTTTACCAAATGAAGATGAATTAATAATTATGGAAGCAGATGTTCCACATGCACCAAATTCTTCACCAAATTCTACTAAAGATAGAATTGTATTTGCAGGAAATGTTGGATTTAATTACATTAAAAAAGAAAAATCTCTAATATAATAATAATATGTTTATAAAGTATTTTGAAAATTTTTTAACAAAAGATGAATGTAATTCTATAATAGATATGGGTGAATCTATTGAATTAATGGAAATGAAGTCATCATATATAGTTAATGGTAAATTGGTTGGAGAAAATGTAAAATGGGATGGTAATAAAAGAGTAGGAGGATATTTTATTAATGAATTATTAGAAACACAATTAATCAAAGAAGTATCTAAAAAAATAATTAATCTTTCAAATGAGTTAAATCCCTTTAATGGTGTAACTTATACATCTATTCCAAAATATTCGTTTAATAGATATGGTGTAGGTGATTTTTTAGATTGGCATTCGGATAGTCACGAAATATTGAATGGTGCAACTATAACCTATGTTATCCAACTCAATGATGAATATGATGGTGGTAATGTAAAATATATAATAAATGATGTTGAGTATTCGGTTAATAAAAAGCAAGGTAGTATTTTTGTATTTGATTCAAATATAACACATTCAGTAGATACAGTATTGAGTGGTGTACGATACTCGATAAATGTTTGGCCATCCAAAATAGTTAAAAAATCTTTAATATAATGTTAGTAGATAATAAATTTATATATCTAAGCCTACCAAGATGCGCATCGACTGCATTTCATTATTCTTGTATTGTATCCGATTTAAATGTTAAAACCTACACCAATACGTTGATACCACTAAATGATAATGTTGATTTTAAATCGATTGATAAATCTAATTTAATGAATCACATTTATCATGGACATGAATCGATTATTGATTTACAATCTAAATTTGGCATAAATTATCCCGTAATCGCGGTAAAGAGGGATAGGCATGAAAGATTTTATTCACTATATAAACATATTTTGTTTGATTTAAAAAGAAGCGGCTATCCTAAAATTTATGATGCATTTTCTAAACTTACATTGGATGAGTTATTTTTTTTTACTAAAAATGATATAATTAATAAAAAGCAAAGATGGGATGTAATATGTAGATATTTAATTGATTTGAAATTAATAGATAAAAAAGTAGATATTATAAATTGGGAGCAAACTATATTTGGATATGCTATAAATATGATTGATATATTACTGACACCTATATCATATTGGACAAATAATGATTCAAATATTATTTGGTTCGATTTTACTAAAATGAATGAGTTAGAAAGTTGGGTTTCCGAAAAAGTAAATAAACCTTTTAAATTAGAATCAGCAAATTCTAGTAAACATATTGAATGTAATGTTATATTGGATGATGTATTTATAAACAAATACAATGATATCTATGATTATTACGATTTACCAAAATCAATTAATACCTTAATATAATAATGATTAACTATAAAGAAATATTTGAAGCGTGGAAGATATCGTTTAAACCCACACCTAAGCAAGAAGAATTAGCTATAAAACGATTAAAGGTTTGTTTGGGATGTAATTATAGGCAAGAAATATTAAAAGGAGTAAACTGGTCGGCAATATGTGGTGATTGTGGTTGCCCATTGAACAAAAAAGTATTTTCACCTATGTTCAATCCATGTACTCAAAAAAAATGGAAAGATGTAGATTCATTATATATGGATATTGTAAATGATAAAGATAATAAAACGATTATTTAAATAGTCATATATTTATAAGTGTAAAAAATAAATAAATAAAAAATTCATATGAAAGCAACCATTATAGGTAGTGATTTATTGCAAAAAGGAAATGATGTACAATTTTTGGAAATAAACACAAATACGACCATTTATAATAGTGGAGCCGAAATGTTAGATTATACCGCATTATTTGAAATGTTGGTATCTAATAATATATCGGAGTTTCACTTTATTTGGACAGAAGTAACAGCATATACTCCATTAGAAGAGTCCTTCCGATTTAAGGAATTATTGGAAGAAAAATGTATTGAAAACGATATATCTTTTACAGATTACGTTGTTCCAATGAATTCTATAACTGTGCCTTTTATAGAAGATGCCTCTCATAAATTTATTCTAAGACAGTCATATGATACAACTGCACTAATAGATGAAACATATTGTGCTGATAAATTTGAGTTTTTTAATTTAATGAGTGGTTCTCAATATACTCCATCTACATATTTTAGTGGTAGTACATTACAATTAAATGAATTTAATAGTTTAGATACATCCAATCCAAATGTACCAAATACGTTAATCAAAGCTAAATCGCCAACATATGATTTAGATATGTATCCTGCGTTATACACACTTAGTGATATTTCGGAGTTAACGGATTTAAAAAATGAATTGGGTTCTGATTATTTAGTACAGGAATTTATTTATTCAGACGATAACATTGTAGATGATAGATATTCAATCATTCGTAGTATAGATATTATATATGGTTCAGAGTTAGATGTTATAAACTTAGGAGGATATAAGCAGAGTACAATAATTCCAATGAATTTTACTGAAGATGAGTTTGTATCTGGCACAAAGAGATTAAATCAAAAAAGTAGAATAAAGTATATATCTAAACCGATTAGTCGATTTATGGGAGTAGATTATCATACTGATGATGATTCTGTTATTTTGGATTATACAGGTTCATTGGTAGATGTTGATACCATACAATTGGGAGATTATATAAAATCGGTAAACTTCCAAGATATACACGGAAATAATGCAGCTGCATTAGACCAAACTCTTTTAGAAACATATGGTTGGGAAGCTACTTTACCGGAAATAAATGAAACACTAACGCCCGAATCATCTAGTTTAGTAAATGTAGTTTCGGCATCTGTTGATACCATCTACATACGAATTACATTAGAAGATGGTAAAAGTTGGGTAGATTCACCTTCTTGTACATATTTCATAGAAGAAAATGATTCAACTAAGACCCGTTTTGAAAAAGTAAATAATATGGTAGTAGGTGATAAATTGGTTGTAACGGATTCATTGACAAACGAATTAACTACAATAGTAATTACATCATTGGAAATGGAACATGCACAAAAAACCATTTATAATTTAGATTTCGAACCATCGGATTTATTCTTAGTAGATGTAGGTGATGGATTATTTAGTGTGATGCACAACTCGTGTTGGTGTCCTTGGAACTATTGTGGGTATTTTTGTAACTACTACGGATGCCCAACCTGCGGTGGTGGTGGTTTTGAAAAAGTATAATTAAAAATAATTAAAAATATATAAAATGGCAAATAACCTTAGAGTACATAGACCAGCATCAGTAATTAAAGCAAACATTACTCCAATTTCAAATGAATTGAAATCAAAAGTATCAGTAGCATTTAGTGAAATTGTAAGCAAAATTAAAGCTAAACATTTGAATTAATGGCATCATCCAGATTACATCAATTAATGATAGTTGATAGTATCGTGGGTGATGAAATTGGAAATATATTATTATCAAAAATAGAAATAGATTATGGTAATGATATTAAAAAACATAGTGATTTTACATTAAGAAATATTGTTCACGATGTTTCCAATTACATCGAAATAGTATTAAATTCCGATTGGAATATTTTAAATAAAATTACCATACAAGAGATACAACAACTATGGGATGAATATATTACAAATTATCGTAATAATTATTCATCCCATAATTATATCGAAACTAATACAATTTTATTAGATAGTAGAGTTGATGGTATTGGATATTATTGGGTTGATTTAAATACTCGTTATTCAATTGAAATGATTGTCAGAATGGAAAATTGTGGTAGATGTAATTATGGTAATACTTTAATAGAATTACGAGAAACCACAAAAGATTCAAGTAAATCCCACGTCGTTATTGTATATAATATAGCATCCGGTTTAATAAGACAAATCAAAGGTAAAAACGATATAATACCATCCAAAGAATATTGGGATGAAATATTTAATTTCTATATGAATAGTCCATATTATATAGCTGGGCACGAATATACACAAAAAGAAGGGTTAGATTTTAAACCTGAAATGTTTAGTAAAGAGAAATATCAATTAGTTAAATCTAAAATTATAAATAAAATATTTTAAAAATAACTAGATATTATGAATTATACTATAAACAATAATTTTTGTGATAAAACTGAAGCTAATTCTATAATTGATTTTTGTATCAAATATGGCGAACCCTTTTCATATCAACCAAACGAAGTCTGGGATTGTAGAAGAATATATGATGAATCATTTAAAACAAAAATATTAAATAAATTAATCAATTATTACAAAAATGGTGAATTCAAATTATGGTTTGATTATAATCATTTTAATGTAAAAAATTTTAATATTAGTTTAACTTCGTATTATGATGGTAGATTTTTAAACTTACATAAAGATAAAGTAAGTGAGCTAACTACTGTTATAGTTTTATCAGATGGGTTTGATGGTGGTCAATTTGCAATATCTGATAATATTAATCCATCTATTAATTTTGAAAACTTAAATGGTATTAAGACCTTCGATTTAAAATTGGGAGATTCCATATCTTTCAATGGCTCCAACGTATATCACGGAGTTTTACCGGTGACTAAAAATATACGATATGCATTAAATATTTGGATGACAGAATCAGACTACGATTATCCACCAACTAAAATTAATAAAACATTGATATGAGAGTTGCAATATTGACAAGCGCAAGAAGTGGCTCTACTAGCTTATATCATCTAATAGAAGCTCATCTAAACAAAAAAAATCACATTTGTATATCAGAACCATTTAACAATTATTGGAGAGAAAAGATAAATATACAAACGTATGATATAGATTTTTTTGAAAATAAAGAAGATGTTTTTATTAAAACATTTGTTAGTAAATCTCAAAAGCCAAATAGTTTGTTAGATAATGAAGATGGATATTGGAATTGGTTTTTTAATTACTTTGAAAAAGTAATTTTATTAGATAGATTGGATAAGGATTTACAAAGTGAAAGTCTAGCATATCATATGAAAAAAGATGATATTCATAGTTGGCAGAAAAAGCAAATTTATGATTTATCAATAACTACATCGGAAGAAATACAAAATAGTAAAAATATACTATTAAATGAATCCAATATGATGCACGAATTTTCTAAAAAAGGCTACCCCTTATATTATTTTGAAGATATTTTTATCAAAAAAGATAAAGGTAAAATCATTGATATTTTTAAATATTTGGATATAAATTTGAACGAATCGATATATAATGATTATGTATATTCGGATGCGTGTAAAATTAGATTGAATATTGGAGAAACTAAATTTAAAAGTATAATATAGAAATCTAATATATTATATTTGGTATTGTCACAAATTTTTACTATATTTGTGACTATGATAATAGTACCCGAAACACCCATAACAGACATTAGTTTCCAAAAATGGAACAATTGTATTAGAATTGATTTAAAAGATGAAGAATTGGATGAATCATTCCACTACTATGTAATCCCATTATTAAATGTAAGCCAAGAAGAATTAGAAGAATCACTCGATAGTATTCCCGCATTGTGGTCATCCGAATCAAATGAGTTCGAATCTGAAGAGGGAGTTACCCTATATACTATGCGTTTATTCGATGAAGATATGCCAGAATTGACTACTGAAGAGGAGGTTGAAATACTTTATAAAATTTTAACAAAAAAAGACCTCTATTAATTTGGAAATTTGAAAAAAATTTTGTATATTTGAGGTATCTTTTTATTATTACTATAAAGCAGACAGCACATAAGCACTAAAAGATTAAATAAAACTTAAATAAATAAAAAATGAAACAAAAGACAGAAAAAGAACTGAAAGATAATTACGAGAGGTTTATTGCTATTATCAAAAAGTATTTTACAGGAGACAGATTAGAAAAACTTCTTTTTATGTATTCTGAAAATGAGTTAGGAGTAAATCTTGCAATAGCACCAGCAAGTGGTAATGTAGGTTATCATAATTGCTATACAGGTGGATACATTGACCATATTTTTAATGTTTGTAAAAACTCTCTTAGAGTAAAAGAATTATTTATTAGTTTAGGAGGTAAAGTAGATTTTACAGATGAAGAATTAATATTTTGTGCATTACATCACGATTTAGGTAAATTAGGTTCTAAAGGTAAACCATATTATATAATAAATCCATCAGATTGGCACGTTAAGAATCAGGGTAAAGTATTTACACCAAACCCAGAATTATCACATATGACTCATACTGATAGAACTATGTTTTTATTACAGCAATATAATATTCAGGTTACCGAAGCAGAATATTTTGGTATGAAATTAACCGATGGGTTATATGATGAAGATAATGCCAAATATTTAAAAGTATTTGATATCAGTAAGAGAATGAAATACAAAATTCCTTATATCATGCATTGGGCAGACCATATGAGTACCGTTATAGAATCGCAAGATAATGATTTATAATGACAATTTGTCAAAATATATTTAAAAAGTATGACTAATCGTCATACTTTTTTTATTGGTATAAAAGTTGTAATATATAACTTATATTTTTTAAACTAAAACAAAACTATTATGCATTCAACGAATTTAAATCACTTAATTGACAGGTTATTCGATACTCAATTACCTTCAACGTATTCATCTACAAAATATACATCAACTATTACGGATTACGATGTAAAGCAATCGGAAGATGGTAAACAACAATTAACATTAAGCGTTTTAGGACACGATGTTAAGAATATCAAATTAGATGTTACCGAAGATACGGTAACAATTAAAGCAAAAAAAGAAGAAGGAAGCTCTACGTTAGTTGAAGATATCGATGCTACATTTAGTGTAGGTAAAGATTACGATGGAACTAAAACTGAAGCTAAATTTTCCAATGGGTTACTTATTTTAACAATTGATAAGAAAGAAGAAAGGAAGAGTAAATCTATCCAAATTAAAGTTGGATAATTCGATTTTTTATCGTATCTTTGAAGGGTGGTAGCGTGTAGTTATCACCTTTTTTTATTTAAAAATACTTATTAGTATGATATACAACGAGAAAATACAAATGTTATTAGAATCTTTAGATGGAAAATTAAGGATTTTACAAAACGGAATTACGGGTGCACAACACATGTCACCATCTGAAGCTCACACTACATTAGAAGATGCTAGAAAGATAGTGGAACGTATCTCCGAATTGACGAGAATAAATAGATAATATGAATTGGCTTAAATTTTTAGTCGGATTATCTGCACTAATTATCGCCGGATGTGCAGCATATTTCTCCGTAACAGGCTTAGGCGTTCTATTCGCAGGCGCATCTATATCTGTAATGGTGATGGCTAGTTCTTTGGAATTGGCTAAATTAGTTGCGGCAACATATCTTAAACAAAAATGGGATGAATTGCAGGGATTTAACAAATGGTATTTAACTATTTCAGTTGGAGTACTTATGTTAATTACTTCGGCAGGAATTTTTGGGTATCTATCAAATGCTTTCCAAGCACAATCTCTTCAATTACAACAAGTAGATAGAGAAATAGCCGTTCATCAAACAAAAATTGAGCAAAATACGGCTCAAATTACCCAACTTTCTACTCAAATTACCGAATTCAACGCCAATCAGGGTAAAATATTAGATGGTGGCAAGGTAAACTCTCGTCTTATTCGTTCAATCGATAATAGAGATAAGCAAATTGCCAAAATTAATGATAAAATTTCCAATTTACAAACTGAAAATGCTCAGGAAACCGAAAAAATCAATCAAATTAAGATTTCTAATTTAGATTTAGAAAAAGAAGTTGGTGGATTCCGTTTTGTTGCCGAAGCATTTGGTATGGAATTGAAAAATGTTGTAAAATTCTTCATATTTTTGATTGTAATCGTATTTGACCCGTTAGCAGTAGCGTTAATTATCGCTTTTAATGGTTTAGTTTCAGATAAAAAGAAACAACAAAGAGAGATTTTAACCGAAATGATGGAAAATGATGAAAAATTAGGTTTATACGAGGTATATGGTGATACCAAAGAAGATATAGTGGAAAATATTCCACAAAATATTGAAGATAATGGAAAAAATTTACCAATTGAAGAAGAAAATGAAATTATAGTGGAAAATACTCCACAAGAAGAAGAATCTATCCCTACTCTAAAATGGGAAGAATTTATGCATCCCGAATACCCTTGGGATAATAAAAAACTTTGGATTAATAACCCAAAAGCGGTTCAATATTGGTTAAACACCAAAGGAGGTTCGGTTCGTGAACTCAACAAAATCAAAAACGATACGGACAACATAAAAACATATTAAAATATTTGGTTTTTTCATAATTTTTGTTTATATTTGTTAAATAACATTTAAACTTTAAAATATGAATTTAGGTTACGCTTGTATTAATATGTCAATGGGTAAAAAAGTTACCACAAATCGTACTATGGTTAAACGCACTTTCAATGAGAAGGGTTTGGATTATGTATCCGAACTTGCATTACTCAACGCAAAGGATGTTATCCGAATATTAGAATGGAATAGATTAAATAATATATATTTCTTTCGATTATCATCTGCTCTTATTCCTTGGGGCGATAATATTGATATTACTCAATTAAAAGATTACAACGCAATTAAATTCGAATTGAAGAAAGCCGGTGATTACGCTAAACTTCATAATATTCGTATTACATCACATCCCGGCCCATTCAACGTATTAGTTTCACCAAGCGAATCGGTAGTTCTTAAAACTATCGCTGATTTAGAATTGCATGGTAAAGTGTTTGATATGATGGGATTATCTCAAACTCCATACAATAAGATTAATATCCATTGTAATGGTGTTTACGGAGATAAAAAATCTGCATTGGATAGATTCATCAAAAACTTCCAAAGACTCTCTAAATCGGTTCAAAATCGATTAACAATAGAGAATGATGATAAAGCATCTATGTACTCTGTTAAGGATTTAATGTATGTACATAATGCAATTGGTATTCCTATTGTATTCGATTATCATCACCACACATTTTGTACAGGCGATTTAACCGAACAACAGGCATTAGCACTCGCAGTATCGACTTGGCCTAAAGATATTACGCCGGTAGTACATTATTCGGAATCGAAAGCATTGCACGAAAATAACGCAAAAGAAAAACCACAAGCTCACTCATTATACATTAATTCACTTCCTAATACATACGGATTGAATGTAGATATAATGGTTGAAGCCAAAGCTAAAGAATTAGCTATATTACCTTATTTAAAAAACAAAATCAATGAAAAGAAAGTACGCAATGTTCATCGGGAGATGGCAGAATTGGCATAGTGGACATGAATGGTTAATTAACCAACAATTGGAAAAAGGAAATGATGTTTGGGTAGCAATTAGAGATGTACCTGAAGATGAGAATAATCCAAAATCAGCACATAAAGTTATGTTAGATTTAATGGAAGAACCATTTTTCCAAAATAACTTTGATAAGATTTTATTATCAATTATTCCCGATATCGAATCGGTAAACTATGGTAGAGGTGTAGGTTATGATGTAATCTATCACGAACCACCAACTGAAATTGCTACAATTAGTGGAACTGCTATTAGAACGGGCCATATGAAATCGGATGGAACTATCACTTATGATAAAAGCAAAGGATAATGGTAGTAGAACGTAAAAGACACATAGCTAAAACCATTTCATATCGTATTGTAAGTACCTTAATTGGATTCTTATTAATGTGGTTAATTAGTGGTTCAGTTAAAGTTGGAGCCGCTTTTGGGATAGCAGAATTAGTTTACAAACCCATCCAATATTATCTTCACGAAAGAGTATGGTATAAATGGATTAAATATGGATTAAAAATCGAACAAAATGGAAAATCAGCAAGGAAAAACAAACAAACAAATTAAATATTCAGAAGATGTATCATTTTACTCTTTAATAGGATTGGTGATAACATTATTGATTACAATATTAATAAAATAAAATATGAAACTAATCGTTGACAAACAAAAAAATGGATTAACTAACCCTGAATTTACAAAATACTTAAAAAATCGAGTAGAAAAATCCGAATTAACTCAATTTGAGGCAGATATACTAAGAGATACCCTATTTGCCGCATTAAAGGGAATGGGTGGCGTTGGATTATCTGCAAACCAAATTGGAGTTAATAAAAGAGCTTGTGTTATTAAATTTAATGATACTGAATTATTTTTATTAAATCCAATCATAACAGAGCGTTCTAAAGATGGATTCATATTCTATGAAGGATGTCTTTCAATTCCCGATTCAATAAAAAAGCCAATAAGAACAATTCGTTCCAACTATGTTGTAGTTCAAACTGATAATTTAGGTGAACTTAGATTTGAGATTAATCCAGAGGAAGATAGAGTAGGAGATGCGGTATCTGAAGATACTATGAAAACAGTTATCGTTCAGCATGAAATTGACCACTTAGATGGAATCACAATTAAAGATAGAGTCTATTCAACAACTGTTGTTAAAAAGCAAGAGTATGGTAGAAATGATAAAGTTATAATGAAATCGCCAGATGGGGAACTAATTGAGGTCAAAGTTAAAAAAGCAAACAATTATTTTTTACAAGGATACGAAATAGTATAATATGGAAATAGTAATAATTTTTTTAGTTGTGTTATTATGTGCAGCTGGATATACAATATTTAATATTCTAAATAAATTGGAAAAATATGAAGATTTTTTAGAAGAGGAATTACAAAGAAACGAAGCATTGCTGGAAGCATTAAGAGAAATTGATTCTCGTGAAATGTTTGAGAAGGATGATGAAGTAGGTTCTATATTTTATCAAATAAAAGAAACTATCGAAAGATTCAAACAATTTAATTAAAAATGCCAAGAAAAGCCAAAAGTAAACAATACTTCACAAAAGATACCGAAGATGCAATTGTAGAGTACAACTCAACAGAAGACCAACGTATTAAAGACAAAATTTATAAAGATAGAATTAAACCTGCGTTTGACAAACTTGCAGAAATAGTTTATAATAAATGGAAATTTACATATTTCGATGATGACCCACAAGATGTAATGTGTGAGGTTGTTGCATTTATGATTGAAAAAATTCATATGTATAAAGCCGGAAAAGGTAAAGCATTTAGTTATTTCACCATTGTAGCCCGAAACTATCTTATTTTAAACAATAATTCAAATTATAAGAGATATAAAAATACCGATGTAATGTCGTCTTTGCCAGATAATTGGGATACCGAAAACAATTGGGCAGAGGAAGTTCGTAATGATGAATATAGAACATTCAATGATAGAATGTTATTGTATTGGGATACACATTTGGAAAACTATTTTCAAAAGAAAAGAGATATTCAGATAGCAGATGCGGTATTGGAATTATTTAGAAGAGCAAATTATATCGAAAGTTTCAACAAAAAATCATTATATCTACTTATTAGAGAAATGACAGGTTACCCAACTCATTATATAACAAAGGTTGTTAATAAAATGAAAGAAAAACAAATGGCTCTTTATAATGAATTTGATAAAGTGGGTGACATAAAAATTTAATATTATGATATCATTAGGTATTTCCGCATTTTACCACGATTCTGCGGTATGTTTATTTGAAGATGGGAAAGTTATATCGGCAATAGAAGAAGAGAAGTTATCAGGCATAAAGCATGATAACTCTTTTCCATTACAAGCGATAAAATGGGTTTTGAGTAACTCTAATAAAACTATATCAGATGTAGATACTATATGCTGGTATGAAGAACCAAGTTTAAAATACGATAGAGTAAAGAATACTTTAGGTAAGTATTGGTGGAAGAATAGAAAGACTTGGAAAAAATTCAAAGAAGAATTCGAATCAACCGAAGGTAATTTAAAAGATTATTTATCTAAGACAATAAATTTTAATGGTAATATACAATATGTAAAACATCATTATTCTCATTTAGCTTTTTCATATTACACTTCTCCATTTCACGACGCAGTTGGTATATCAATAGATGGTGTGGGTGAATGGGATACTGCATTAGCAGTTAGATGTAAAGATAATACATTTGAAGAAATAAATTCAATGAAATTTCCAAACTCATTGGGATTAGTATATTCTACAATTACTGCGTATTTAGGATTCAAACCAAACAATGGTGAGTACAAAGTAATGGGGTTAGCACCATATGGCGACCCATCAAGATATAAACATATTTTTGATAAAATATTTAGATTCAATAAAAAAGGAGTAATAGAAATAAATCAAAAGTATTTTACTTGGCAATATTCTAATACCGATATGTACACATATGATTTAGTAAAATTAATTGGTATAGAACCAAGAGAAGCTGAATCAAATATAGAACAGCATCATATGGATTTAGCCGCATCTTTACAAAAGTGGTATGAAAGTTGTTTTTATTTCTTTGTTAATAATTGTATGCAAAATGCCGACACTGCTAATTTAGTATTGGGTGGTGGTTCTGCTTATAATGGTACTGCTAATGGTAAAATAAAAAAACATACAGCCGTTACGGAGTTATGGATTCCATTTGCACCATCTGATGCCGGTTCGGCAATTGGAGCATGCTTATATCATTGGCATAACATATTGGGTAACCCTAAAGTAATAGGAGGTGATAATATTTCTCCATATTTAGGACCTGAATGGGATAATAAAGAATTGATGGAAATCATATTAAAAGAACGAAAGAGTAATGTTACTAAATATGATAGTATTAAAATGCTTTGTAAGGATGTAGCAAACCTTATAAACGAAGGTAATATTATTGGTTGGTTTCAGGGCAGAACTGAATTTGGTGCAAGAGCATTGGGTAATCGTTCTATATTAGGTAATCCACATCTTTCAGATATTAGAGATAGAATTAATAAGGTTGTCAAAAAAAGAGAAATGTTTAGACCATTTGCTCCATCGGTAACATTTGAAGATTATGATAAGTATTTTTCATCGGAAGGTGAAGTACCATATATGAATCAAGTTGTTAAAGTGACCGAATATAAATCAATTCCATCGGTAACTCACGTTGATAAATCAGCAAGAATACAAACCGTTAGAAAAGAGATGAATCCTTTATATTACGACTTATTAAAAGAATTTGAAAAAGTGAGTGGTACACCAATACTTTTAAATACTTCATTTAATTTAAGAGGACACACAATGACAAATGACCCTAAAAAAGCAATTTGGACTTTTTATAATTGTGACATGGATTATTTGGTATTGGGTAATTATTTGATAAGTAAATAATTATTAGTATATAAACAAACAATATGAGCGCAGAATTTAAATTATTTGATGGTAAAAACTTATCATCATTATTCAAAGATATATACGATAATCAGCAAGTAAAAAAGAAGAACATTTCTGAAATGATTGAATCTCTTCGTAAATTGATTAAGAATGTTGGTGAAGCAACTGTTCTTGCTCCAATTATACGAGATTTGATTGATACATCAGTTAAAAATGATGACCATTTAATTAAACTTGCAACAATTGCACAAAGATTGGCATCTGCTGAAGCTAAGGGTATTGGCGAAGATGGCTGGTTAAGTGAAAGTGAAAAGAGTCAATTATTAACTGATTTAGAAGATACAGTTAATGAACTTGATAAAAAGAACGAAGAGAAAATAGTTGATATTCAAATAGAATTAGATGAATTAAAATCTAAAATATAATGGATAATATAAAATCGTATTTAGTAACAGTAGATAAAGTATTTCCGATAGATGTTGAATTTAATCCACATGAATCCGGCGAAGATGCTGATTTTATATCCGTCTATAATAAAAACAAAGATTTTTCTGATAAAGATGCTAGACTATATGGTGCTATAACATTTATATATCCGGATATGACTACTGAATATTATGCGTATCCATTCGATAAGAATAATTTTACAATGCCAATTAAAGGAGAAACTGTATTGGTGTTAGAAATAGATAAATCTAATATATTTTGGTTACCATATTCGGTAACACCATATTCTAATTATAGAAGAGATTATGTTACATACAAACAATTAAGTCCTACCGATAATACAAAACCACAATCTTCAAATGAAGGTGGTAAAACTCTTAGAGAAACTAAGGATTCGGGAGGAACAACAAATGCACCCAATGTAGATACATCCAAATCGAATTATAAAGTAAATGAAAAAATAAAATTCTTAAAACCAAAGCAAGGAGATACAATCATTTCTGGTAGAGTTGGTAATACATTGCGTTTTAGTGAATTTCATTTAACCGAAGATGGTAAGACTTCATCTCCATCTATATTCATTCGCAACAAACAAAACCCAGAATTGGATTCCAAAAAAATCGGTGAGTTAGTAGAAGAAGATATCAACAAAGATGGTACATCTATTTATATAACTTCAAATAAAGTTAAAGTTCCATTTAACGAAGAGGTTAAGAAAGAAAAGAAAGCATTTAAAGATTATCCAAATTCTAAAGATTTAAGTGGAGACCAATTATTTGTAAATTCCGATAGAATCATATTATCAGCAAAAGCAAAAGAATTTATTATTTTTGGTAAAGGTAATACAGGTATAATAACCGATGGACAATATTCAGTAGATGCCGAAAAGGATATCCATTTACATACGAATAAAAATATAACTATTCAATCCGCTGGCTCAAATCAAATATTTTTAAATTCAGAAAATGGTAAAATATTTTTAGGTAAAAATAAAGGAGAAGGTGCAGCTGGAGCAGATGTACAAAAAATGGTATTAGGTGGTGAGTTAGTTAAATTAATGGGAGAACTCATAGATGAAATAACAAAGCAAATATATGCAACGCCAGTTGGACCAACTGCAGCCGGGCCTGTAAATGTTGCGGCATTTAAAGCAATAAAGGGAAAGCTAAATACACTATTATCTGCTAAAAATTATTTAAGTAAATCATAATGTCTTGGACACTATTCAAAGTAAATGTTTTAAAGTCTATGGTATCCTTTCAATTTTCAAAGGATATGGATTCATTTGCTGATTTCTATGCAAACGAATATGATAGATGTATAAAAAGAGGCGGTGATATGATATATGGTGTTCCTGTTATGAATGGGAATGTTAGTGGTATGGCTGACGTGATTAAGAGAGCACTAAAGAAAGGACAAGATTCGGATGGTGAGAACTTCAATATATTACAAGAAATATATCCCGCTGCGTTTGATGCATATTGGTTGGGAGCAGAAATGGCTCCAATTCCAAATCCATTATTAAAACCATTAGGTTGGCAATCAACTCCACCTGCACCCGGTGCAATTATGAATATTGGACCAAATCCGATAATGTTAGCATCATCTGCGGCATTACATAAAGCCGAAGTAGAAGCTACAAAAGCATTGGAAGATAAGTTGAAATCGGTAACAATTAATATACCACCATTTGGTGAATTGAATGTTTATGAAACAATTCAAAAGATATTAAAAAAAGAACCCATTGATTCAAATATAATAAAACACCCAGCTATAAAAGCCGGAAAAAATATAATACAAAGAGTAAAAGAAGCAAAAAAGAAGAAACCATCAATCGGTTCTCAATTGAAAAAAGCTATTAAGTTTCCATTTCCAGAATTACCAAAGAAAAAGGAAATCATAGAAAAAGCTAAACAAAAGTTATTAGATACTGCGGTAGAAGAGCTGAAGAAGCAATTAATAGATGTAATAGAAGAAACTATACTTTCTCCAATTACATCAGCAATACAATTAGCGGTTTCGATATCAAATAGCATACCATCACCAAAACCAACTCCAGCTCAAATTAAAAAGTTTGTAAAGGATACAATAGATGGTGTTGTGCCTGATATAGATTTACCTGACATTTCTATACCAAAGATACCTACAAAGGAGGAATTTAAGAAAATGGTAGATGATGCTATACCAACTAAAGAAGAATTATTGGTAATGGCGTATGATTTAATTAAGGATAAAATACCACAAATTCCTAATATATTTTTCATACCACCAACAATTAAATTTAGTTTTCAAACAAATATAATGCTTAATCCATTTGTTAATGTAGCTAAAACACATTTGATGGGAGTTAGTGGAATAATGTCTGTTATGGCACAATACCCACCACCTGCACCACCTGCGCCAGCTATACTAAATTGGACTGGTTATAAAATCATAGGTTAATACATTAGTATTAAATTTATTCTTTCAATATTTATTATAAACATACACACAATTATTATGGATTCAAAATTATTAGTAGGTCTAATTAAGGAAGTTGTTAAAAACGAAGTTAAACAACAAGTTAAAGAAGAATTGGCTAAATTAATTAAATCTGGTGCAATTACATTGAACTCACAAAGAAAAACAACATCTCCAACATTAAGAGAAATGGCGGAGGTAAATACTACTGCTCCTGTCAGAAAGCAACCAGTATCAGTACAACAAAGAACACAACAACCTCAAAGGGAATTTTCAAAAGACCCTATGATTAATGAGATTTTAAACATGACTCAACCATTTACATCGGAACAACGTAAGGAAGGTGCTCAAGCGATTGGAAGTGTATTGGATATGATTAAGCCTGAATTGAGAGTTGATGAAAGCGAATGGGAAACTATGGATTTTAGAGATGTAAATGTACCAGCCGGTACACCAACTTTTGAATCAACGGGCGATGGATTACAAGATGCTACAATAAAAGCATTGACAAGAGATTATTCAGAATTAGTAAAGAGATTTAAATAATGGCAATAGAGCTTGGTAAAGTTAATGTAACCGATTTGGTTGATAACAACTATAAGGTATTGGGGATTGGGATAAATAGAAGTTCCGATTCGAATGGTATCTTTGCGGTAAACTATACTACCTTAGCTCAAGCTAAAGATAATTTAATCAATTTAATATTGACTAAAAAAGGAGAGAGATTGATGCAACCTGAATTTGGTTGTGATGTTTGGAAAGTGTTATTTGAACCAATGATGGATATTGAAATGGCATTGGAAAACTCAATAACAAGCGCAGTTTCTATTTGGTTACCATATTTAAATATCAATGAAATAATATTCGATTACGATGATAATGATACCGATAATAATCGTATAGCATTGGATATAAAATTTTCATTGGCATCTAATCCTAATTTAATGGAATCGGTACAAATAAATGTAAATAATTAATAATGGCAATAAACCCTATTAAAAAAACTTTTGGAACTAATAGAACTTTAAACTATTTGGGTAAGGATTTTGATTCTTTCAAAAAAAATCTTATCGATTATACTAAAACGTATTTTCCAAATGCATATTCTGATTTTAATGAATCATCTCCAGGTATGGTATTCATTGAACAGGCAGCAGCATTGGGAGATGTTCTTGCATTTTATCAGGATACTCAATTAAAAGAATCAATGTTGGCACATGCTACCGAACGTAAAAACGTTTTAGCATTAGCACAATCTATGGGGTATAAACCAAAAATTACATCTCCAGCCATTACAACGGTAACCATATATCAATTAGTTCCATCAAAAGGAGCACCTAATTATGAGCCGGATTCATCATATTATCTTAAAATAAAAGATGGTATGGAAATTGAATCATCTACAAATAGTTCGATAACATTTATAACAATTTCTGGAGTAGACTTTGCAAATGAAACAGATAGAGATATAGATGTATATGAGAGAGATACAAATGGTGTACCATTACAATATTTAATTAGTAAAAAAACAAAAGCCATTTCGGCAAGAGAAGTAACAACCACTCTTTCATTTGGTTCATATGAAGAATATCCTGTTACGAATTTGGATGATACGGATATTATACAAATAACAAATGTAACATCAACCGATGGTACAAAGTGGTATGAAGTTCCGTATTTAGGACAAGAAACTGTATTTGTAGAGCAACCCAATACTGATGCAAATGGTGGCGATTTAAACAATTCAGTATCAGTTCCATATATTTTAGAAGTTAAAAAAGTACCACATAGATTTTCTACAAAAGTAAATTCCGATAACACTATTTCATTACAATTTGGTAGTGGTGATGTTACTATGGATGATGAAACCATTTTGCCAAATCCTAAAAATGTAGGATTAGGATTAGCCAATTCCATAAATAGATTAAACCAAGGAATAGATGCATCTAACTTTTTAAAAACTAATACATTTGGAGTAGTACCAACTAACACAAATCTAATTGTAAAATATTTAGTGGGTGGTGGAGTAGCATCTAATGTAAACCAAGGTGATTTGGTTTCAATTCGTAAAATAGAATTTGAAGAAGATTTACTATCATTTAATACCGATGATGAACGTAATCTTTATAATACAATAAAAGGAACTGTTGCCGTTGAAAATTTAGAAGCAGCTGTTGGTGGAAGAGGTGCTGAATCGGTTGAAGAAATCAGACAAAATGCCTTAGCAATGTTTGGTTCTCAAAATAGAGCAGTAACTAAGCAAGATTATATGGTACGAGCATTATCTATGTCAGAACGATATGGTAGTGTTGCCAAAGTATATGTTTCTCCCGATGGAGAAATTGATAATAATTCTCCTGCATCTATATTGGCTTCTCCAAATAATATTTCAGAATTTGTTGGAATAGTTGAAGGATTGAAAGATAAATCTAAATCAGAAATACAAACTGAATTAGTAAAATATTTAACACAAAAGAAAACAGCTATTGCTGAAGTAAACAACCCATTTGCAATCAATATGTATGTATTGGGATACGATGGTAATAAAAAATTAACTCAACTTAATGAAGCAATTAAGCAAAATCTAAAAACTTATTTAGGAGAGTATCGAATGATGACTGATGCAGTTAATCTAATCGATGGTTTCATTGTAAATATAGGATTAGATTTTGAAATTATATGTTATTCTAATTATAACAAAAGAGAAGTAGTTACTAATTGTTTATCACAATTGCAAGATTATTTTAATATAGATAATTGGACATTTAATAAGCCAATAAACATTTCAGAAATAGAATTGATATTAGCAAATGTGGATGGGGTAATGAGTGTACCATCTATTAAAATAACTAATCTATGTGGAGATGCTGGAAACTATTCTCCTAATAGATATAATATAGAACAAGCAACAAAAGGAAAGATTGTCTACCCTTCCTTAGACCCTTGTATCTTTGAAGTAAAATATCCTAACAAAGACATAAAAGGAAGAGCTTTATAATATGCATAAATTTTTCACATCATCGTATGATAGTAGTATCTACCTACAACAACCCGAACAAAACGCTGGTAGGGATGAAATATTGGAGGTTGGTAAACTTTATTATGGGTCTAACAAAGATATAGCTAGAACTCTAATAAAATTTAATGTAGCCAATATGGTAATACCATCTGGCTCTATTGTTTATTTAAATCTAAAATCATCTCAAGCGGAAGAAATACCATTGGAATATACAATCCATGCTAATGCCATTTCTCAAAGTTGGACGATGGGGACGGGTACTAAATTTGATAATATAACATCCGATGGAGTTAGTTGGAAATATAGAAATGGATTAGATAGTTGGCAAGATAATACAATAGGAGGTACAGCAGTATATACGGCCGGAACTACCGGCTCTGCAAATGCAGAAGGTGGTACATGGTACACTGCTTCACAATCATCACAATCTTATAATTACGAAGATGCTGATATCCGAATGGATGTAACGAATATTGTTAATTTATGGTTAAGTGGTTCTATACCAAATAACGGATTTATTGTACATCATAGTTTAGAAAATGAAGAAAACGCATTAGATTATGGTGTATTGAAATTCTTTTCTAAAGAAACTAATACAATATATGAACCAAAATTAGAAGTAGTTTGGAATGATAGTTTATTTTCAACGGGAAGTTTAACACCAACAACGGGTTCAGCAGAAGAAGGATATAAAGTAGTTTTAACTAATTTAAAATCAAAGTATCCTGCAAATGAAACTATAAAAGTAAGAGTGAAGGCTAGAGATATGTATCCATTGAAATCATTTGGTACAACGTTTGAATACGACCATATTAAATACTTACCATCGGGGTCATCTTACTATCAATTAGAAGATTATAAAACCGGAGAAGTAATATATCCATTTGGCGAATATACAAAAATAAGTTGTGATTCAACATCAAATTATTTCAATATGAGTTTAAACTCATTACCGATTAATAGAACTTACAAATTAAAAATTAAAATTATCGAAAATAGTATTGCAACTATCATAGATGATAAATTAATTTTTGAAATAGAATAAAATGACAACATTAGAGGCGATTGCACAAAAATTAGAAGAAAAGAGAAAATCGGATTTAGAATCAATATTATCTATATCCGGCTCTCAAGCTATTGCCAAAAATGAGTACGGGGTTACGGTGGTTAATGATAATAATATAGCATCATCTTTATTATTTAAAGAATTGGTTAAACCAAAATATGATGAAACGGAATTATTAAAAGCCATCGATGTAAATGTAAAAGAGCTTAAACCTGATATTCCTACTCCAAATTTAAATTTAGTTCCTAAACCATTATACGATGAGGAAGTACTTCAAAATGAAGATTTAAGAAAGCAAGTAGCCGATTTAAATACGGAAGTATCTAACTTAAATGTAACTATATCAGATTTAGAATCGCAAGTTCAATCTGAAATAAATAATAGATTATCAATTGAACAAACTAATGATGCATTAGTAAATCAATTGAATACATTGGTACAAACTATTGATGATTTTGCTTTACAGATACAAAATTCACTACAAAAATCCGTAGAGGAAGGTATTCTTAGAGCTTCATTACAATCACAAAATACCGGGTTTAAAGCACAAATACAGGCATTAATTAAACAAATAGATTCATTGAACTCTATCATAGAAGGATTACAATCTCAATTGGGAGCAGTTCAAAATCAGCAAGCTATTGTACAAGGAACGCAATCACAAGCTATGGCAGCTGGTGCGGATGTTGTAAATGATGTAGCTATTGTCAAATTGGAACAAAAGGAAGATGCAAACGCATTAGATTTATGGGCTAGATTTAGTGCAAAGGGCGATAATCAATGGAAAAATGGAAAAGGTTTATCAATAACCAATAATGATAAACAGCCAATATCTGTATCAATCACAACCAAAAATCCAAATAATAGAGAATTTTACAAAATACCTACAAAGAGTTTTAATATTGAAGCCGGTGGACAGAAAGATGTGGAGTTTACATTAAACTTTGATGCAGTTGGCGATTTGGATTCTTATAAAAAAGGTGGCTGGTTCAATGGTTCAAGTCATTCAAAAGAATATAAAGATGGTTCGTTGAAAGTAACAATAACACGTTCCGATGGAACTGCTAAATCAAAAGAATATACCGCAGGTTTTGGAAAATATCACCCAGATTCATACTAATAAATTATGAGTATTAAAAAATATACAAACTTCGAATCAATTGATGTATTAGCATCAAATCAAGGGGAGTTCTTGCAAGAAAACGATAAATTTATAGTTAATCAAAATCAAATAGAAGATACTGATTTTGGTGATTGTAGACATGATGTGATGGAAGTATCGGTTTACGATATCAATAACAATCTATTACCTCAAAAGAGTGGTAACAATGTTGCTTATATTAAAACGGGCGATATTAAAAACTATATGTACAACCTTACTAATAAAGGTGGGCAAAAGGAATTGGCAATTGATATTGAAAAATTATTAAATGATTTAGGATTTACAAATGGTATTCTTAAAGTTAATATTAATTTTGTTAGAAACAAAGTAGGCTCTGAAAATCAATTAACAAAAGTTTGGATTCAGGAAATATCTCCATCGAGAGAAGAAATTAGAATATTACCATTATCTACAACTGATAATAAAATAAATAATCAAACTAAAAAGGAATTTTCAAACATACATAATTTAAGTAAGGATTTCAAATATTATAAAAAAAATATATTAGATTCATTAGATTCATTTGAAATAACTTATTTAGAATCTATAACGGTATTGATGGTTAATAGATTTGGTAAAGATTTTGAATCTACTTTGCGTAAAGATTTTGGACTATCGGATTTCAGTACTTTCAAAAAAAGAATATTTTTAGATTTCAAAACAAGCGTAACATATTATTTAACAAATAAAGAATATGTAATTTCTGAATCAAATTATGGTAAATCTTCTATAATTAGATTTGAAGATTGTGAACAATATGAATTTACTAAACTAAAGGGAGATATTGAAAGTATTTTGAGAAATTGTATCGATTATAATACAAAGACTTTAAATAGAAGAAATATTGATATAAAAGTATTACCAAAAGAATTTGAAATTACCGAACTTAAAAAGGAAGTAAAAGATTTAGTTGGTAATATAGTAATAAATGATACTAAAGTTAGAAATGTTTATAATCCGCAAAATGTTAAATTAGATGTCAA